TTAAATTTGTAGACTGTGGTTGTAATAATAAACTAGGACAAGTACCGTTTGAATGGTCTAATAAAGGCACGTTAACTGCCATAGATTCGATAAGACCGTCTTTGTTTATTCTGTTTGCTGTACTGTTTCGTACAACGGTTAAATCAGCGTTACCGTTAGTAGGTAGATCGCTGTATAATTTACTTGCTTTATAACCACTTGGTATTAATGATATGCTTGGTATTGATGCCATATTATTTATTTTATTTATTTATTATTAATATAAAGGCACACATTCTAGGGATTCAACTACTCCACCATCGTCTACTACCCTAAAGTAATAATCCCAGTTGTATTTATTATAATACGCTGAGTTTACACAGTTTATTGCTTCTACTGTTCCACCGTCAGCAATTACTCTTTGAGCGTAGCGTCTAGTTAACGTATTTAATCTGTTTACTTCCCTGGCTGACCAAGTTACACCTATACCTATACCTATCATGTTAATAAATAATTAATATACTACTATTATCTATATTAATAGATGATGTTATCTTACTTACTATAACTGGTATAAAAGATCCAGACGTTATACCTGAAAAAGTAACATCTGCACTATTACCAACTGGCCTTACTGTTATACTAGCATCTGAGCTAGCACTTAAAATTTTACCTACATAGATAGCTCCTGATTTTATATTTTCAAGAGGCAAAGCGACAACCGCATCTACTTTAGTTGCAAATTCCGGTTGATTTCCGAATGTTCCCATATTTATTGTTTTTATTTATTTTTAGTTAAACCTACTAGTTATATAACCTAAGCCATATAAAATAGGGCATAGTAATATTATCCAGATTGGTATCTTATAGCGAATAACTTCTTTTTCTTTAATTACTGTATTTTTATCTAATTTACTTTTGTATTCAGTCTCCCAAATCTTTCTGTATTCTTTTAAGTCAATTTCAGCTGTTATAAGGTTGTTTTTTCCTTGTATAGACACTTTACCTTGGTTAGTGGAAATAACTTGCTTAAATGGCTTTAAATTACCTAAGCTATCACAAGGTTCTTTTATTGTTAATGTATCAGTAAATCTTTCTACTAATATTTCTTTTTTTGTTTGTATAATTGTATCTTTGACAATACGCTCTTTATACTCAATAGTAGATTTTGAAGCGTTACAACCGATAAAAAAAAATAAAAGCAAAAATATGTAAGATTTGTTTTGTAGCTTCATTGTTATTGTTTTAAATACATTTCAACTTCTCGTTTACGTCTACGTATTAATCCATTTAATCTAATGCCACCACCTGTTACTGCACAATTTGACCAATAATTAAACATTTCTTTTCCGCTTAACTTTGTATTTACGTTTCTAAATAAATTATAATATTTCTTAGTTCCATTTTTAGAAATATAAGTTGCTCCTGCATTGTAAACAAAAGAAACCAAAGCGTCAAACTCGTTTTGTTTTAAGTCGTTTCTACAAAGTTTATTTACTAAAGGTGCAAATACTTTATTAATATGACCTAACTTTAATCTTAGAGCTTCATCTTCGCTAATAGGCTTATCAGCCATTGTAACACGTTTTTTTGTGTCAAAATAATACGTAGTACCATAACCAATAGTGGGTACATTAGCTGGGCATAAATAAGGTTTGCCTACAAAACTCTCAAACTCCTTCAAGAAGTCTAGTAATTCTTTTGATACTTTTGTAATCATTTCTTTTCTTTGTCTAACAATATCTATTGTCTTACCAATTGTGTCTCTAATAATCTGCAAAGTGTGAACTAGCTTTTTAATATTAACTAAAACCTTAGCAGGCATTTCCGCTCCGTCACCACTATCAAATTCTTACTTACTAAAATTTTTACTTAGTTTCATCTTTATTTAGTTTATTCATTTCAATGATTTTTAAAACTGTATAAACTATTGAAACACATAATAGCAATATTTTTAAAGCTCTTTCCGCTCCTGTAAAAGAAACAGCTAACGCAGAAGCGTTTAACGTATATAATTTAAAATCTTCTATATTCATTTTTTAGCATTATATAATCTTTCAACAATATCAGTTATTCCTTGTAAAGATATATAAGCCGTAGCAACTATAACCCAGTCATTAGATTGAATACTTCCGCTGAATAAAGCAACGGAAGCAATCATAAATACTGTTAGTTTTCTACTTATCCACCTTGATAGAAACAAGTCTAATCTTTCTTTTCTGCTCATGTTAAGTATAGTTTAAACAAACTGAAAAAGCTTATTTATTTTTTTTCAACGAATTTTTTATAATGAAAGCGATATCCTTGCCCTTGTCCTCTACTTTAGCTCCTGGGCTATAGCTAACGCTTCCGCCTAGTTTATCAGATAAAGAGTATTCATTAGTTTTACCTTCTTTAGCTCTTACTGTATACTTGCCTTTAAACCTCTCTTTTAATTCATCTATACCAGGAACTTCACCAATTTTAGCTTTTTCAGCACCTGTTTTTGGATCTGGATCTGTTTGATAAGTAGGGGATTTCATATTTAAAGGAATATCTTTACCTGTTTTAGGTAGATTGCCTCTACCTGGTTTCATTTTAAAAGGTGCGTTCATTTTTTAAATTATTTTTGTTAGTATTATTTTCTTTTTTAAATCTCCACTGTATTCGCTAATCAAAGTGTCTTTACTTTTTAAATAATACTTTATACTAACTGAATATTTATTTTTTTTATTATAAAGACTTGTAAATAAAGTGTCTTTTTTTTTCTTTATTATATTCTCTTTTATGCTTCTATGTTCATCTAAGCTTATATTTAAAGCTTCTAAACACTCGCTACTGTTGCAAAGCAAAAAAGTTAAGTAAGACGAATCTTCACTGTGCCAAATACCGTTAAATTGCTCCTGCGATCTTAAGTTATTGAAGCAGAATAATATTAATACTGTTATTACTAATTTTCTCATTATACTTGATTTAATTGTTTTTTTACTTTTTTGAGTATTTGTAAGCCTCTCGCTCCCAAGGTAGGTTTTTATTGCCTTCGTCCATAGATGATCTTGAGTGTTTTTTTCCCTTCCAGTAAACATAATCGTCATCATAATCTAGATCACCTCTTTTCATTTGGTTTAAATGAACCTTCTCGTGACTTATAACATCTTTCTGATCTTGCTTACTTAAGTTTTTATCTAGTAATATAGAACCATTTTTAGTAGCTTGACCCATAACACCATCTCCAGTGTCGACTAAATATATAGGTGTGTTATCTATAGAAATTCTACCAAGTTTCATTCTATATGCCATATTCTACCATTTAACTTTATCAGCCCAATACGCTGCAGACATTTTACCTTTAGCTATATTTTTACCGTGCCTTGCTTTAAACGAAGCTCTCTTAGCTTTCATTTTGTCAGACTCACCTTCTTTCGGTTTACCCGCGGTACTAGCTCCTTGCTCTCCGAATCTAATAATCTTTTCAACACTACCTAAGCAAGCTTTTACGATGTGCGATTTCTTAGGATGCCCCGAAGTTCTCTTAGGAGAGTTGCAAGCCATTTCAGACTTATTAGCTTTAGCTGCCACGGTTATCCTTTTGCTCTAGAAGTTATAGGTATTGAAATAGTACAAGAGCAGCTACTAATACAACCACAAGGCTGCATTAACTTTAGCTTCATACCTTTTGATCCAGAACTTGATCCTTGACCGTGAGGTCTATTTGCTTGACTAAGTGGCCCATCCCATAAAGTGTTTTCACCAACTTGCCCGCCTGATTGTTTATCCATGTCTTTCATTTTTTTGTTATTTACAGTTTCCGCAAGATTTTTTAAATAATGGCGCATTACCACCTAGAGAACTTTGTCTCTGATTTGAATCCCCAAAAACCCCTTGAGCAGCGGTTTGTTGACTTTGATTAAATACTGGTTTAGCATTACCTAGTTCGTTAGCAGGTATTGGTAACTGTGTAGTGTATTCAACTGGGGCATCTGTTACTGGGTTTGCGCTCATTAATTCGTTTTGCATTTTATCTAGTTTTATCTTTATTAACGTTTTCTATAGAAGTAATTAATACTTTGTCTGTGTATGTTCTACCTTTCATAATACTATTTCTTTTAGTACTAGTGGGTATATCTTCTTGGCCTAGCATCATTCTATAAACTCTACTTATTAGTTGCTTGCCTTTAAAAGATACTTTGTATATGTGGAACTTTTGTGTTGTTCTATTTCTTTTTCTCCATACAGTTATCCATTCTTCCTTAAGCAACCTGTTCCATCTTCTGTTATCCCAACTATAAGAGTAAGTCCCTATTTTAAAGTCTTCTTTGGTAAACATGTCTGTACAGTCTAGATATATAAGTAATTCTAAATCTGCGTCGTTTAAAGCGTTATTTTTACACGCCCATTTTCGTATTATTCTGTAATGTTTTAAAAGATTTATATCTCTTATTTCACCAGCGCTTAGTCTCATAACACAACAACAACATCTCTTATTGTTATAACGTAAAGAACATCATTGTCTATTTCAATTCTATGTCCAGCATGCATATCGTAATAGATCTCATCACCTTCTTTAATGCCTTGAACTAAATCGCCATAGTTTACAACTGTAGCTTGTTTATATCTTAAGTCTTGCTTTTGTTTACCTGTCAAAAGCAAACCACCCTCTGTTTTAGAGATGGTTTCTTCTTTTGCTTTTTTTATTAGTATATTGTTACCTACAGCTTTCATTATGTAATTCTTAAGTTGTTAATTACACAGTCTGTTGATAATATAGTTGTAGCAACTGACGCAGCGTTTTTAAGAGCGCTTTTAGTAACTAGCAATGGATCAATAATTCCTGACTTAATCATGTCTATCATCAGGCCAGATATAGCGTCTATACCAAAGCCATACTCGGTTGGTAAAAGATTTTCAATACCAGCATTACTCATTATCTTTTCATAAGGAGCCTTGATAGCTTCTAGCAATATTTCTTCGCCTATATTCTCTGCTTTTATAGCTCTCATAGCGTCTAGCAAAGCAACACCGCCTCCAGGTAATATACCTTCCTTTATAGCGGCTTTAGTAGCGCATATAGCGTCTTCAACTCTATCTGCTTTTTCTTTTAGTTCTATTTCAGAATTTGATCCAACTTGAACAACTGCTACTTTACCAGATAGTCTAGCTAATCTTTTTTCTAACCTAATTACATCACCAGGTGACTTAGAAGATTCTAACTGAGATTTAACCTCGGCTATTAAAGTATTAATTTCATCAGTATCGTTATCTACCTGAAGTATAGTTTCGTAATCACTAGTTACAGACTTATAACATGTACCTAACAACTCAGGTTTTATTACATCTAAATCATCGCCTAGGTCTTCGTTTATAATAGTAGCTCCGGTTAGTATAGATAAATCAGATAGCATGTCTTTCTTATTGATACCGTATGTCGGTGCACTGATTACGTTTATCTTTATGTTACCCTTCACTTTGTTCATAGCTAAAGTAGACATAACCTTAGGATCTAAATCTCCAATAATCAAAAGCGGTTTATTGTTCTGAATAACATACTCTAAAACTGATTGAATTTGCCTGATTGAATCTACAGGTGATTCCAATAGTAGCACAAGAGGTTTTTCTAATTCTGCAACTCTTTTGTCGATGCTTGTTATAAAATGTGAATTAGTTAATCCTTTATCGTACTGCACTCCATTAACTAACTCAAATGTTGTCCGCTCAGCGTCTGTAGTCTCCATTGTAACTACACCATTTTCACCAGCTTCTTTAAACGCGGCTCCAATAATGGAACCTAATTCTTTGTCATTATTACAAGAGATAGAAGCTACGTCATCTAACATGTCTCCCTCAACTTTAACAGCTTTGCTCTCTAAGTAACTAATAACCTTTTCTACAGCTGAATCAATACCATTTTTAATGACCCTTATATTATGCGACTTTGACGCCTCGTAGGCTTTACTTAATATAGAGTGTGCTAGTACTGTAGCTGTTGTTGTTCCGTCTCCAGCTTCTCTTACAGTTTTTCTAGCAGCTTCCTTTAGAAGCGTAGCACCCATATTTTCCACTGGGTCTAACAGTGTTATTGAATCAGCTACGGTAACACCATCTTTAGTGATTATTGGTCTACCGTTTGAATCTTCTAGTATCACGCATTGCCCGCTTGGCCCTAAAGTAGATCCTACTGCTTTCGTGAGTTTGTTTATTCCTTCAAATATCTTTACCTTGGCTTCGTCTCCAAAGTTTAGGTTTTTAACTATCTTATCTGTCATTTTTTTTATTTAATTAAATTTGATTTGTTACTATATGGTTATCATTACTCGGATTAGGGTATTTTTACTCCGTATTCTACTAATGTACTATTTTTAACAAGTCACCAGTTCTATAAAATGCTCCAGTTGTTAAACCTGCTGCTATAGCTGCTGTGTTATCTGTGTACTCGGTAATCTCGCTAACTGATAGCCCTCCAGACACTTCTACCTTAGGTATTCCTGAGGTTAGTATCTCTAAAACAGGGTTGTTACCTGCTGATCCAAGTTTAATTCCTGCTCCAGACCAGTTGTATAGATAACCGAATCCTCCACCATCGTCATCCCACCCCATGCTGAACTTATAGTTACCATCTTGAGTTATAAGGTATTCTGGATCACCTGCTGTCGATGTGGAAAGCTTATCTATTATAAATCTATCAGTATTATCAAGGATAACTTGGTTATGTCCACCTCCAGTTGTAGCTACTCTCAAAGGGGAATCCACTAATTCAGTTCCTGTAGGCGACCACATTAGAATTTGCTTAGGTGTTCCTTCACCTTTCAAATCCAATAAGTCACTTACTATGAAATTCTTAGTTGTACGGTTTGTTCCGTCCGAACCTATTAGTATATCAGTTAGAGCAACCGTTAAGTTTATAGGGTATGTATCTATTATTGCCATCGTATTGTTTAATTAATTTTCCCACACACAAAACATTAGTGTTCTATATATTGGAAAGGAATTTACATATTAGAGAGCACCCCTGTGAGATCCCGCTAGGGTTCCCGCTTGCGCCACCCCATTGGGCGACTTATTAGATACTCAATTTTATGTGTATTATTTATATCTAAATGTAACCCTACGTATCTCACTCTCAGCTAAGTGTTGTGAATACGAACCGACCAAAGACAATTCCCCTAATATACTAGAGGTAGTCACAACGCCATTTGTTGTTTCTTGCACTCTAAGAGCTATATGTTGCTTTTTTGATACGTTAGATGTTGAGGATCCATTAGATGAGATTTTTAAAGAAAAACCAGCTGGCGTAGGAAAGTGATCTCCTCCTGCTCTGAAAAATAAATCAAACCTAAAATCAAACAACTGACCTGTTACAGCTGTTATAGGTATTTCGCTTAATCTATCCGTATAAGGGGCTGGTAATATCTGCGTAGTGTTAGGTGATTTATATCCACCTTTTCTATATCTAGTAAACAAATCTGGTAAAGCACCTTTAATACCAGGTCTCTTGTTTCTCTCTATTAATAATTTGTACGTAGAACCGCTATTTAACACTAAGTTGTCAAAATCTACTCCTAACTTACTATAAGCTCCATCGCTTCCGATGTGAGCTGAAGCTACTCTATACAACGGATCGTTCAACGACCAAGTGAACCTTAAACCGATACTACTAATCTTGCTGGATGAATCTATTAAATCGGCTACTGATCCTAAGGTTGCTGATTTAGTCGGATTACCAAGCACAGGGTTAACCGCATTAGGATCATAAGTTTGTGTCACCACTATAAGATCACTTGCTTTTGGAGTAATTAACGGGTAACTTGATATTTTTGCCATGTTTTATTTTTTGCTTTGCTTATACTCCGCTTTTGTACCATCTTTCTTATTCTTGCTTTGCGTACCACCTCTATTGTGTGACGATGACACAAATTTACCTGTATTGTGATCATAATCCTTACCTATTAAAAAAGCAACCCCTTTACTCTTCACAGCTTCTCTCCTCTTCATCTGACTATCCGCTCTCTTAGCTTTTCTATTATCTGTGTTAGCGTAAGCTAAATCTCTAACTGCTTTCGCTTTAGCAGCGACAGGACTTAATTTCTGTTTACCCATTTTAATCATGTATTATTATACCTTTAATACTTACATGTTAATAAAAACTCTTACAAGTGACCAACAGTGTGACAATAGCCCCTTACTATATATATCTAATAGCCTAATGTCACAGTTTTATGCTGGTGTAATTTTTTTCTAAAAAATTTTTGTTAAATGTCTAGAACTAGGGGGTTGCCCTCTACCGTAGAGCTCCTGCTTCAAAACCCAAATACGTTTCAATTTGCCGGGTCCCCCTGTGTTTTTTCGGTAATCGTATGGTTTTTCACGTTTTGTTATCGTTTTCGGTATGTATTTCACGTTTTTATTACGAGACTACTATCGCGATCGCATTTCTTTTTCCGTAGGAAAATGTATAGCATACAAGCTTTCTACTGCTGGTCTCAGATAATATCTATGTAATTAAAATAATAATAATCAAAATTTTAACCTCAAATAATCTACAACATCTATCAGATAATATAGTTGAATATAAATAATAATAATAATAATAAAATCAAGTCAAATGGAAATTTTAAAATCAAAAAGATTCTTAGTAAGAAAGTCATTAATCGGTCAAAATCAGATCATAGAAGTTACATTCAAAAATGGTAATGTATCGAAGTATAATCACGACCAGGCATATGATGTTATGAAAGATAAATTGAACAGTATGAATTGTTGGGAGAAATACAAATCGTATACTTCAAGCGCAAGTATTCCAGTGAGTGTTAGATCTGTGTTAATCACAGACTAATACTTTCAAATAATCTAAACTAAATAATATGTATATAATAAAAACAATAACAAGATCAGATGGATCGACATATGAGTCTGCTTTCTGGCAATCAGAAGAGAAGGTCTTTAAAACTGAAGATCAATTGACAATCGAAAGAGCTATAGAAGCCTTCGGATCTTCATCTTAAAACTGTGACATTAGCCCCTTACTAGTTATACTTAACTACCTAGTGTCACACTTTTACAACAGCCTGGTTCTGCAACAAGATCGGAAGAGTATACTCCGCCCTACGAGTTGCTCAAGAATTATACACTGTGTATAGCACTTGTACAAAAATTATACGAACATCGTCAGATAATATATATGTAACAAAAACTAATAACAAAAACAAAGAGTTTATGAGAATTATAAGAAGTTACAAATTAAATACGACCACTAACAGATAATATAGTTGTAAATAAATAAATATAAACCTTAAAATAAATAAATTATGAGTACACTAAGTTCAAAAAGATTTTTCATTAGAAAATCACTAATCGGTAAAAACCAAATAATAGAAGTTACCTTCAGCAATGGAAAAGTATCGAAGTACAACCATGACGACGCCTTCGCTGCAATGCAAGAGAAACTAGAAAAAATGCCTTGCTGGGAAAAGTATAAAAGTTACACTTCAAGTGCTTCAATACCAACAGTAGTAAGACCGTTCTTGATCGTAGAGCAGTCTTAGATGGTCAGAGAGGTAGTTTTATATCTCTCTAACCTTTTCTACAAACAAATAATTATACACCTTTTAAAACATACTAAAAATGAGAAAATTTACGCACAATTTAATCCTTACACTAAAGGAAGTCAATGAAGAATTAAAGTTATGGTCAAGAATTATACACTCAATAAAGAGATAGTATACTGTCTACAGTAGAAATACGTAAAGTAATCGATAATATCGATGTAAATAATACATATAAAAACAACAAGAAAAAATGAGCGGAGGAATGTTTGAATACCACCAGTTTAGAATTGGAGAAATAGCGGATAACATCCAAACAACGTTAGACAGCCAAGGTGAAGAGATATCTAAAAAAGAGCTTTATTCCTTTTGTGATGAATACCTTGAAGAACATCCAGAAGAAAGATATAATTATACTTACAGAAAGGATATTCAAGAAGAATTTAAAAAAGCAGTCAAGATCTTAAAGCAAGCGGAAGCATATGTCAACAGAATAGATTGGTATTTATCAGGAGACGATGGAGAAGATTCCTTTATAAGTAGATTAAAAGAAGACTTAAACGAAATAGAGTAATGATTATAGATTTTAAATTAGTAACCAACGTAAGTGTCGACGGAATAGACGCAAGTGACTACCCAGATTTTGTCGATGCTTTTATTGAGTCGGCAGAGTATAATGGTGAAGATATGTCAGAGGAAATGCTCGATGAGATAAACTCAGATCACTTAGATTTTGTGAGCGAGTGTGTTTACAGTTCTTTATTCTAAACAATAAAAATACGATCACTAATAGATAATATAACTGAATTTAATACAATAAAACAAAAGATGAAAATTAAAGCAATTACAAAGAAACCAGATTGGATAAGATTTAACTACGATGTAGTAGTAGAAGTGAACAAACTTATAACAGCGCAAGTTGAAGCCACGGGAAATATTCACACTCAAATAATCGGTGATAAAGAAGTTAGGACCATAGAAGACTTAGAGTGCGATATGCAATGGTCAATAGGTGGTGATGATACAAACTACTCAGAGTTTAGAAATTTATACAGTAAGTTATTTAAAAACAATTACTCTGATCTACAGAGTGGTGTTTATTGTTTAGTGGAAAAAACAATCATTGGATTTATTGAAAACGAGCTGTCTAGCTATAGTGTAGAAGATAGAATAAACTTTTTAAAGATAGAGCTTGCTAAGTGTGAAAAGAAAACTACTGCAAGTGATTTCCAGATAATACAACGAGATTGGTGCTTAAATGAAATACTAGTTTCCTTAGGTCTTAGCAAATTACCTCGTGCGAGATTTATTCTAAAAGATAATACAGAAGTTAGTGGTACTACAGTTTCAGTCGTAGATGGTATTATTAAAAAATTGATCTATAATGAGTACAATAAGTAAAAAGAATTTCTATCGCGGCGTGCTATACACAATTAGTAGCCGCGTTCAGTACAACTTGGAAAAGCAGACTGAATCCACGATCACAGAGTACACTTGTAACGATAAAGATCTTTTACACGACTACCACGTAAAGCAGTTTGTAGCTTACAGCGAGCAAGAAACTCAAGATCTAATAGACTATTATTTTGACGAGTATAAAACCTATGCTGCTGAACGTTTGAATAGGTCTAAGAACGTAGAATCGTTCCTAAACAAAGAAAACTGGGAGTTAGATTAGTTGTTTTCAAACGAAATACGATCACTGATCGATAATATATATGTAACGATAAATAAATATACCATGAAACAAATTAAATTTACAAGTAAAACCACTTTGCAAATAAAAAAAGATAATGAATCTGTCGCTGTTAAATATAAAGGTTATGAAGTAGGATCATTACCTTTAAACTTCGGCTTTATATTTGATAAAATAGATGACAAAGACGGTATTAACAGCTGGTTTAACTACAAAGGTCTAACTTACTTACCCGTTTAAACCTATGAGTTTGTCAAATAAAAAAATAAAAGAAATAGCAGAGAACACAGCTATATTAACCAAGGACTTCATAATTGATAATATAGAGTGGCAAACCGCTAGCGTACGTCTACACGGCGTTGAGTACGATGAATTAAATAAAAAGATCTTTAAAAAAGCGTTAAAGCTACTTTTAAAAAGCATTAAATAACTAATAGACATGGATAAAAACAAGGTACTAGCAATTCTTGAGAATAATAAAAAAGAAAGATCTATGAACCACTTAGCGTTAGTTGCTATACACGGTTACGCTAGGGGTCTAAGTATTAAAGAGTACAACAAAGTATTAGTTAAATCTAAAGGATCAGGTACTAAAGGCAAGGGTTTTGCCAATAATAGACTGTGGGATCACAATAACGAGCCGTATTAAGCGCACATTACAAGCGTTTTTCAAACGAAACACGATCACTGATCGATAATATATATGAATATTAAAATTAACATTATGCAATTATCACTTTTACAAAGATTAAAGCCAGAGTTTATCCAAAAAATGGAAGACTTTAAATTAAAATTCCCAAGAACTTATGAGGAGTGCATGGAAACACTTGCAGATAACAACTACTTTACTGACGTAAGATTTGGCACAGCCAGCGACATATGCTCAGCTTGCGAGGTTAGATATTTTGGAGACTTGTTTATAACTATATAAAGATTACGGTGAAAGGCTCAGTACGGGAATGGTATTTTAAATTGTTAAGCTGACGAAGATCCTTTAATATAATCAAGAGTTTTACGGTAGATGGCTCTTTAACTCGAAAACCGACAACTAGGTATGGTTGCAACTTGAATTAAGTAAACGTTTTCACGAGCTTGAAGTCTTGCAGACTACCGACGGGTATGAGGTTCGATTCCTCACTAGTTACTAAAATATAAATAATGAAGTTAACAGAAGTAATTAAATGGGAACAGAGTAGCTTTCATGGTACAACTATAGATACAACACCTAATAGTTTACTAGACCTAGCTAAGAAAAACAACCTATCTTATAATGACTATAATGATGGTGAAGATAAAACTAACTTTGATTTTAGTTTTCAAGCAGGTAAAGACCTACAGTTTACAGTGTATGATTGGAAAGAATACAGACCTCTTGATCTAGACAGAGAATATAGTTTCCATATTGGTGGTGTAGATAAAAAGAGTACTGATAAAGCAAGGAATATATTAGTTAAATTAATAAAATAGTTATGAGTAAAACACTATGGAGTAGGTTGAAGCCTGAGTTTAAGAAGGGGCTTAAAAAGCAATAGAGATAAATAGAAACAAATAAAATACGAACTATGGTAGATAATAATGATATAACAAACGAATTAAACAGTATGACAAGGCAAGAGATTGTAGAAAGAGCAAGCGATAAAGCGTTTGCGCGGCTAACAATGTTAGACATTGAGTTGTCCACATATAAGCAAGATTTATTAGCAGGTTTTTACGGTTGTATAACTAGAAGAGAGTTGGTACTACTTATAGAAGGCACAAAGAAAGAAATAAAAATATGGAATTACATAACTAAATTAATAGAAACAGATGAGAAATTATAAATCATACGCAGAACTACAAGTAGCTGTGTTCGTTAAAGAGTTAACAACAAGCTATGCTGTAAACAATGTAACCAGTGATAGGCAATTAAAAAACGGAACTATAGCGTTTAAATACGGAGATGAGTTTTTCGCTGTATATAAATCAGGTATAGTACGTACATATGATAAACACACTTGTTATCAGTTAAACTTAACTCGTCAACGTATGACAGATTACATGTATCGTAACTTAGGTAGGTTATTGGTTCGATCATCCGTAGGAACTATTAGAGTATTGATTCCGCAAGAGATAGATAGATTACTATATCTAAAAAATTATCTAATAAAAAATAGAGGCATGAAAGAAATAAACAAAGAATCTTTAACCGTATAATAAACAACCATGACAAATAAACTAATTACAATCGAATTAATTAACGAAAGACTAAAGGCTAGTGGATTTGGTGAAGACGTGTGCAATGACGACGAAAGACTAATGGATTTAGTTTTAGATCATCACAATGTAGAATTAACAGATGACTGGGAAAGGAATTTGGATTACTATATATATACAGAGAGTACCCAAGATGGCTACGAAGTATTTATTGCAACCTATAACCCTGACAAAATAAGTATAAATGAGGACGTTCACTATTATGATCGCGATTTAGCTGGTTGTTTATGTGAGGGAATTAAAAACTCAAGCGGGGGTGGTAAAATCTTCATAGGCGATTTAGAAGAAGATTATGTAATGGAGGCAATGCATTCATTATATGGTAGTATTTATGACACAGCATTAGAAAGTATAACAGAAGAACTATTAAATGAAGGATATAATGAGCAATAATACTAAAGAACAATTATTACCTAAATGGTTTGATGGCGTGCTATACACGTCTGGTGAAACTGTAACTAACCCGTTCAGCGGAGCTAGTTACGATCTTACTGGAGCAGAATTATCTATGTACGACTTTATAATAGGGGCACAGTTAGTTATGGAACTCCAACCTAAGTCAGTAACAAAAGAACTAATTAATAATTTTCATAAAGGTTTAAATTGGTTCAGGAGAGCCAATGTAGATGCTTATTACGTGCTTTTAGACTAGTCCCCGCTCAAAGGGTGGAGGACCTGGTAAGGATGTAATTCCATCAAAGGCAATACCTTAAGTTGCCCGGTTAATCTACGGGATTAGCATTTAAAACCACTCAGGTTAAAGTATAATTTAGTCACCTGCTTCTGGAAAGAGAAAAACTTTAGACTAACAAGTAAGGAAAGTGGGAGCCTTACATCCGTTGTCAAGCATTACGACGGTATACAAAAGAACAATGCAGCCGCTATCTAATAAGACGCTCTATTGAGAGAGTAAATCGTAGTTTTGGCAACTACTTGGGAGTTATTCAACAATAACTTTGTCGTCTCATACAGCCCGCGGTTATTATTTCCCATGGTGTAATTGGTAACACATCTGCTTTTGATGCAGACATTCGAGGTTCGATTCCTTGTGGGAAAACTAGAGTTAAAACAATAAAATTATAAAACATAAACAAGATGGCACGATTAAATAACAATTTAGACAAAATTCAGTTAATTTTAAATAACTGTATTAATAAACAGAATTTCACCATTAAATTAAATAGTTCAAAAAGTAGATACATAGTAAGTATTAAAAACTTATACAAGGGCGTTAACCCTTCAAATGATACGGATTTAAGGAATAATATTAATAAAACAATTGAATCGAAGCAATTTTGTAGCATTGGCGGATGGATGGATACAGAAACAAATATATATTTTATTGACGCTAATTTGCACATTGACAATTTAAGTTTTGCTTTAATAGCAGCAACAACAAACAAACAAAAAGCAATTTTTGATACATTAACCAATAAAGTAATGATATTATAAAATAACTAAACCAATGAAAAAATTAACAAGATACCAACTATCAAAAATTAGTAAAAATTTAGACTATTATTTTAATTTAGCTAATGAAGAAGATTTTAAAAGCGGTTTAGTTTGGTACAAAGATGCTAACGATATCTGCAAAGATATTGCAACAAAATATGATAGCAATACTTTTATAGCTGCAAGTGTCATTTCTGCTTTATCACCACGTAATTTATGGCAACAAAACATATTGGATGCTTACAAAGTTTTTGAAGCAATAAAAAACAATGTACCTGCGGAAGATATAAAAGTTTGCACTTTTCACACAAATAAATTTAAGGCATTTAATATTGTTAACAACAATATACATATAACAAGTAAGAGTCTTAAAACATATAATTTTGTATATAATATAGCTTTATTAAGTGATGCACATTTAACGATTGATATATGGCATTTAAGGGCGTGCATGAATAAGTCTATAAAAATTAATAGTGCTTCAATAGGTAAATTAGCATACCAACAAATTAAGGAACTAACAATAAACAAAGCAAACAAATTAGGTTTAAAAGGATATCAGTATCAAGCAATAATATGGAACATATTAAGAAACAATAATTAAAATAATAAGATAATGAAGGAGCAAGAACAAACAATATTTGTACATAACATTAATACATTTCAAGTAGTAGAGAACGAACAATTAAATAAATATAACATAAATGATAGAATATAAACAATTTATTAAAAAAGTAGGATTAATATTTCACTAAATACAAATAACATCATGTATCATAATATAACAATAGAAGAAGTAATTCAAATGGATAGATTAGAGCTAATAGATGTCTTAGAGTGGAATGATTCACACGGCGTCTATAGTGATAAAGACTCTAAAATAGAAGGAATTGATCCAATAACTAGAGAACAAGCTATTAAAATAATATTAAGACAATTTGAATTGTCAGAAGAAGAGGAAGAATAATTAATATATAAACAAAACAAGTATAATAAAATGAAAAACAAGATTGAAATAGTTTTAGTTAATTCTAGTGCTATACACAGCGCTGAATATGACGTAAGTAGAAAAGAAATGACAGTATGTTTTAACAACAAAAGCGTATATACATACCTAGGTGTGCCGCGTTTTTACTGGAGAGGTTTGTTTGAGGCTAGTTCTAAGGGTAGATTCCTTAATAACTATATCTTCAAGAAGTTTGAATTTGTTACAGGTTTCAAACAAAATACGTTGACTAACGGATAATAACTGTATAAATAAACAATATATGACTGAAAATGAAATGAATAAATTCGCAGCTTTAGTTGCAGAAAAGGTTTTAGATGTAATTGAAACAAAACAAAAAGAATGGGATATTGAGTTCCAGGCTGATATGCAGAATTACGTATCTGATAGCACAGCTATTTTAACTAAGGTAGATGTTAACGAAAAAAATCTATTAAAAATTAAAGAGCTTAAAATTGAGTTAGCGAAAGCTTTAGAAGATGAAAACTACAATAAAGCAATTATTATTGATGCTGAGATAAAAAAACTTAACAACAGGTTAAAATAGCCTGTATATGGGACGGACTAAAGAATTATTAGAAACAATGCACGACCAAGCCTACGAAGAATTTATTGAAAATAAATTTTTTTATGAAACACATGAGGCTTTTGAAAACTGTGACATTAGGGTATTAGACTAATTAGTAAGGGGCTTATGTCACACATTAGAAATCTAGAAATATTGAATAGACGAAGAATTATATACCGTAGAGGTCCTATTAGTGATAAACCAACCAGCACTTTTGAATGGGGTAATTATTACGAAGAAGGAACTAATGAATGTTATGAATTGTTTAGATCAAGAGCTAAGATTACTACATATAAGTCTTTAAAATGGCACATGTTAGTATTATGGTATTTAAACCCAAGCCTTGATCAAGATCAGTTTAAGCAAGTAGTAGCTCATATAGCTGAGAAAACAAATGGTTTTGTAACTTTTGAAATACCAGAGCAACTACTTAACAACATAATATATGAGGTTAGCATGTGTGACTTAGAAAAGCCACCTAAAAACAAGCTAAGAAAAATCATTTTCAATGAGTTCACCGGTTTAACCACTGAAGAGAAATTAAAAATAGTAGGTCAAATTATAGGTCGTGGTAAAAAGATACATGAAGATGATATTTATCAATGCATGCTTGATACTCACGACTTAGGATCTAAGATAACTATTAGCGGATTAGCTAAATCTTTAGAATGTTCAACAAGGACAATACATAGAAACATGAGTAATGAATTAAAAAAAGAGAAAGAACTATTAAACCAACAATTATGAATTTTAAAGATTTAGAGAAATTAGGATTTAAAAAAGAATATGTTTCAGCAGAGGAATCAGGGGACAAAGAATTTATTTATTTTATTTATGATTTTTATAAAGAGCATGAAGAATTTTGTTTAATTTCTAGTGATAGCGATGAAAAGAAATGTTTTGTAGAAATATTTAACACACAAGAACCAATAAGGTTTTATAAGACAAAGCACGTTAGAAAACTTATAAATGCTATTAACAAAGGTTTATAATTAGTGCTATATACCAACTAATAGTTTCTAAATCAAACTAAAAACAAACAATATGAAAATATGGCACATAAGTGATACTCACACGTACCACAAATTATTAGAAATACCTGAAGGAATAGATATAGTCATCTTTAGTGGTGACTGTTCTAATCCTAGATCTCCTTATACTAATGAACCTGAAGTAAGAGATTTTATACATTGGTTTAAAACACTGCCTATTGAACATAAGATATTTGTAGCTGGAAACCACGATTCGAGTATTGAGTCTAAATTAGTAATTGAAGCTGATTTTAATGATAACGGTATTATATATCTTGAAAATAATAGTATTACTATTGAAGGTGTTAAGATATGGGGAAGCCCCCATACACCTTCTTTTGGGAATTGGTCTTTTATGAAGCAAAGATCTAAGTTAGATAAAGTATGGCAACAGATACCAGACGACACAAATATTGTAGTGGTGCATGGACCACCTAAAGGAATCTTGGATTTAGCGTATAACCGAAATCATGAAGTAGAATTCTGCGGGTGTTCAGCATTAAAAAAGAGAGTATTAAAATTACCTAACTTAAAGTTGGTGTGTTTCGGTCATATCCATAACAATGTGGATATAACTAATGCTGGAACTATGCAATTAGCTACTCAGAATACTATATTCTCAAATGGGTCTGTGGTAACTGATGGTAAGTTTGGTAGATTAAGTAGTAACGGAAATATATTAGAAATATAATTATGGCAAGAATAGAATTAAATAATAATCAATTAAGATTGATTCAAAGAGCATTAGATTTCTACTCAAGAGTAGGGATAGGGCAGTTTGAAGTTATCAAAGAGCATCCAACATTTGAAAGACATTTGTCTAATGAATTAAAGTTAATGAACGGAAGAACAGATTACAATAGGTTTCATCAAGTTAGAGATTCAGTAGATGCAATGTTAATACATCCACGGAATATGTTGATGCAAGATCCATCGCACCCACGTAATGGTAGTTGGGGTATTCATAATAAAAAAGTAAATGAATCTTGTAGAGAAGCCTATGATATCATTCAAGTGATTCGACATGAATTTTGGAAAGCAGATGAAACAAGGAGTAATATAACAGTTGACTCAAGCGTTCATTTAGTAACAAAAGATACAGGTAATATAAAAGTAACATTATGAAAGCAATACTAGAATTTGACTTAGATAACGAGGACGATAAAATATCTCATAAGGAATGCATAAAAGCATCTGACATGGCTGGATTTATTTGGGAACTTAAACATAATTTTTGGAGAAAATGGAAGCATGATGAAACTGATTTCACTTTAGAGAGTTATAAAGAAGCAATGTATGATTTACTTGAAGAACATAAACTTAATACAGATGACTAAGATAAACCAAATAACAATACCTGTTGATATCAGAGATAACTGGACGCTAGTTAGAGAACATGACAAACTGGTTAAAGAATCTAAAGATATCACATGGTTGGAATGGAATAAGGATGGTACTTTTAAAAAAGAACGAGATGAGCCTAGGATAGGGTTTAGCCTGCTAATGTCACCATTCGATAGGTTCTTCACGTGGCGAACAACTTTTATTACAGAAATAATTAAACAAACTCCTACTTACGTGGAGTTCAAAACAACAAACAGCACTTATAAATTAACAAAGTATGATAACAAAGACAGAGACAAGGAAAGATAAAACTAAAGAAAGGATTCAAAAGAGACCAAAAGTAACGCTAGGACAGGCATTAAGAACAAGAAGAACAACTTAATCGCAAATAAAATACGAACGCTAATTGATAATATATTAAATGAAACAAATATGAAGATCGACGACAACTATAGAATACTAAGTGATGATAACAACGTAGTGCTGCAGTATCACGAGGACCGAATTAAGACAAAACTAGACGGTTCTAAGGAGACTTATGAGTTCACAAATAACTATTATTACCACAACCTAAAATATGCTTTAAAAGGATATCTAAACAAGTCACTTAAACACAATGAGTTGTTAATAGATGTACTGGTAGAGATCAAAAGAGTGGAAGATAAAATAGATAAACTATATGGCGGACAAGTTTAACAAGTGGATGGCTAGTATAGGTAATATATACTACGCTGATGATGAAAAAATGGCAAGAGCTTTTAAAATAATAGAAGACTATGAAAAACTATAATGTACAGAATTATATCAGGTATAAAGAAGATTTAAAAAAATCTATATCTAATATAAAACAATCAAAATGGAATGAGTATACTAGAGACGAACTGATTATAAAGTTTTTACCTTTAGTAGAAAACTTAAGCCGTAAATTCTCTACAACACAGCAAGCTTCCGGTGTATTAAGTATCAACGACATAATACAGATTGGTTCTGAGGGACTAATACGGGCTGTGGATAAGTTAGACTGGAAAGTTTTAGAAAACTCCTTAGATGTAGAACGTACGCTTAAATCTTTCTTTAGCAAACGCATCAAAGGTCTTATAAGACGCAGGATAGATATGGTTAGAGGAGATATGAGAATACCAGAGCATAAGTTAAATGAAATACGTAGTAACCCTAAAGATGAAAAAATGGTTGCGTTGTTTTTTAACTCTATATTTACAAGTATAGATACGTCTTTCAATGCTGGTGAAAAATCTAACGAAGACCATAGTTCTTGGGCTGAATCTATAAGAGATGAATCAGAGCCGTATAATATGGAGTTATTAAATTCTTATCTAAAGAGTTTAATGAAAAAACATTTAGTAGGTAACGAATATGAAGTTCTAAGATTGTCTTATGGTTTAGACTGTGATAAAAAATCAGCCAAACATATAGCCGATGCTTTAAACATTGAAGGAGTAAGTTCTTACGTTCGCGTATCAGAACTAAAAAGACAAGCAATACAAAGATTAATAGATAACGTAGATCACTCGCAAGTGATTGATTATCTGTAAATTAAGCTATGCTATACACGTAAATCAACCAATAAATATGTAATTATATAAGTATGAAAATAAACGAAAAACTTTCAAAAATTCAATCAAGCTTAAAAGCTAAAAAAAGCAAGTATAATTCTTTCGGTAAATACAATTATCGTTCAGCTGAAGACATTCTAGAGGCTCTAAAGCCTTTTTTAATAGAATACAACGTAACTGTAGTTATCAACGAAACTATCCAAGACATCAGCGGTAATTTAATAATGGAATCTCATGCGAAGATATCTGACGGGTTAGAATACATAACTGCTATAGCTTTAGTTGCTGTTGACATGGACCAAAAAGGTATGAACGCGCCACAGAAGTTTGGTAGCGCGTCTTCTTATGGTAAGAAATATGCTCTTGGTAATTTATTTTTAATAGATGACACAGCTGACAGCGACGCAACTAACACGCATGATAAAGTGGTTGCTAAAAAACCTTTATTAAGTGGAGAAGCGTTAATCAAAGCTAAAGCAGCAATTAAAAGCGGTAAGTTTTCTATAGCTGACGTTAAAAGCAAGTATGAAATATCTCCAGATATCTTAAAAACTCTAGAATAATATGACAGATGAAAAGAAAGATGATATTTTAAAAAAGCTTAGAGACGACTCGAACTACTATGGTGAGTTTGGACAGCAGTTCTTAAGTAACTCCAACATAAGGGTTTTAGATAAAGATCCTTTGAATTTTGGAAAAAAAACAGAACCTCATATAAACTTAGTAAAAGGACAATTCTTTCATAACTTAGTCTTAGAACCAGAAAAAGTAATTAATTTTAAAATTATAGAAGCTTCATCTAGGAATACAAAGATATATAAAGAAGAGTCAAACGGGGAAATATGTTTATTAAAAAACGAAGAGAGGGAATTGCGAGACTTAGTTAATATTATGTTAAGCAACCCGACAGCTAGGGATCTTGTTCAAGATGTAGATGTTGAGTACGAGGTTCCTGGATTAATAAAGCTATCAGGTGCTTGGTGGAAGTTAAAAGCTGACATTAAAAACAATACTCAAAGATTCATAGTGGATCTTAAAACAACTGGTGATATAGATAGATTTGCTAGTTCAGCTAAAGAGTATAATTACGACTCACAAGCATATATCTATTCAGAATATTTTAAAATGGATTTTATTTTTGTAGTTCTTTGTAAAAAAAGTAAAAGATTAGGTATATTTGACTGCTCTCCATCTTTTTTAGCTAGAGGCAAGGAAAAAGTAGAGCAAGCTGTGTTAAATTATAAAAAATACACAGACAAATCATTTGATCCTAAAGCTTATTTTATAGATAAAACACTTTGACAAATAAAATACGATCAACTAAAGATAATATTATTAAAATTAAATTAAATTAATCAATTAAAACAGTAAAATTATGGCAAGTATTATTAAAGCAAACATTAACTTAAACGACATTCCTAAAGACAAGATCTACAAAGGAAAAAAAGGATCGTATTTACCAATCACAATTACAATAAACGATGAAGTTGACAACTATGGAAATCAAGGTCCAGTTACAGTGGAACAATCTAAAGAAGAACGTGAAGCGAAAGCTCCTAAGGTTTATCTTGGCAACATCAAAGTCGTATGGACAAACGGTACAAACGTACAGACCGCACCTAGGGATGAAAATGGTGGTAACGGACAATATCAGCAAGCAAGTGTAAGCGCTGTCGATGATGATCTACCGTTTTAATTATATTCAAATGAATATAAAACACTGAAATATTAACAAATCATATTCAATTAGATATAATGCAAGTAGAACATACGGAAGTTAATGGCTTTCAGATAGATGAATTTAATATTCACAAATTAGAAGAGGGGAAGAAACAAGGAGTTTGTCCCCTCTGTTCGTCTGATAGAAAAGCTAAAAATCAAAAAGCACAATGTGCTTCTTACGATTGGCAGAGAGGTTTAGGCACATGTCACAATTGCAATACAAGTTTTCAATTGAATACTTACAAGCGTAAAGGTGAATCTGAAAAAGTTTACATAAGACCAGATGTTGAAGCTTTAAAATCCATTAAGCCTCCTAGTTCTAAGGTAGTTGATTGGTTTAATGTTAGAGGTATATCTGAACAAACGCTCAAAGATCTTAATGTTTCTGAAGGCCCTGAATGGATGCCACAGACTCAGAAGACAGAGAACGTTATAAAGTTTAATTATATAATAGGTGATCAATTAGTAAATGTTAAATACCGTGATGGTAGAAAAAACTTTAAGCTATATAAAGGAGCTGAAAAAGTATTTTACAATATAAATAGTATAGTTGGTTTTGATCACTGTATTATAGTTGAAGGCGAGATGGATGTATTAGCTTTACATGAGGCCGGTGTAAAAAACGTTATATCAGTTCCTAATGGAGCTACGTTGAACTCTAACAATTTAGATTACTTAGATAACTGTATTGATTATTTTGAAGGCAAAGATAAAATTATTTTAGCATGCGACTCAGATGAAGCTGGTCAGGCTTTGCAAGCAGAATTAATACGTAGACTAGGGTCTGAAGTTTGTTACATAGCTACCTTTGAAGACTGTAAAGATGCTAACGAATACTTAATTAAATATGGAAAAGAAAAGTTATCAGAAAGAGTATCAAGCGCAAAGCCGGTACCTATGGAGAATGTTACGACTTTCAGAGATATTGAAGGAGAGATTACCGACTTTGTTCGTAACGGGTTCAAGCCAGGATTTCAAGTTGGTCTTGAGCATTTTGATAGTATATTTTCAACTTACACTGGTCAATTCATTACTGTTACTGGTATTCCGTCTTCCGGAAAAAGTGATTTTGTCGACCAAATGGTTGTTGGGTATAATGCTAATTACGGCTGGAAAACGGCGTTTGCTTCACCAGAGAATCAACCGACTTATTTACACGCTCATAAGTTAATGCGTAAAGTTTGGCAAGGTATGCCAACTAAAGATGATATTGGTGGTGATCGATGGAATCAAATAGCAGATCATTGTAACTCTAATTTCTTTCACATAGATATGGAGCGTTACACATTAGACTCGGTTCTACGTAAAGGAGCTGAGCTTGTTAAACGTAAAGGTATTAAGTGTTTAGTTATTGATCCATTTAATAAAGTTAGAGACGTTGGTGGTTCTGACGATGTGAATAGGTACACTATGGAGTACTTAGCTAAGATAGAGATATTTGCTAAAAAGTATGATGTGTTAGTCTTTATTGTAGCTCATCCAACTAAAATGTATAAAGACAAAGACGGTAAAATAGAAGAACCAACTATGTACAACATTAAAGGAGGAGGAGAGTGGTATGATGCTAGTTACCATGGTATATTAGTTCACAGGGATTATGACAAGAAAACAGTTAAAGCTAAAGTCTTGAAAGTTAAGTTTCAAAACTTAGGCGAAAATGGCGCTGAGTCTCATTTTAAATGGGAGCCAGCCTCAGGTTGTTTTATACCTCACCAACAACTAGATATAAGTGGTGATAAAATGCCTTGGGAGTAGGTATGGCAGCTAGAAAAAGTCCTTTTGATATGGGTGATTACACCCCTAACAAAACAGATACTGAAGCCTGGTTGTGGTGTATGCGTAACGATATACTTATTAGCCCTTTCGCTATATCTGAAGGTAGATGGGGTATGGTTATTAAAAACAAAGGGGTAAGTAATAAAGACCCTAAAACATATATCAAAGGTAGTGTATGGCCTAAAATGTACGAATACTATAAATATTATTTTAATAAATATGAAAACAAAGTTTAAAAATGCAAACGAAGCGTATGAGTACTTTCACGACAAGATTATTACTGATGGTGTTAATTTTAGTAACACTAAGGCTTTATTCAATGTAGGATTTACATTAGAAAACCCAATGGATAATGCTATACATAACGTTGAGCGTAAATTCAATATAGACTACGCGAAAGCAGAATGGGCCTGGTATGTATCTGGTGATCCTAATATAAAGAAGCTTGGAGAAATATACGGTAAAATACCTCCTATATGGAAACGTATGGCCGATGAATTTGGTGATGTTAATTCTAATTATGGATATCAATGGATGAGAAACGATCAAATAGGTTACGTAGCTAAAAAACTGAGACAAAACCCAAGCACTAGACAAGCAACTATTAGTATTTACGATGGTAAAGAGCATGACAAATACACTAACGACACGCCTTGTACTTATGCTGTTCAGTTCACGGTTGTAGATAACAAACTAAATATGTCAGTCTATATGCGTTCTAATGACCTCTGGTACGGTTTCTGTATTGATCAGTATTGTTTTTCACGTCTACAGGTTTTAATGTCTAAGATGACAGGTTTCAACGTTGGTACGTATTATCACCACGCGCATAACTTGCATTTGTATAACGATAAAATATAATAAAATGTACAACATCTATCACATATTCGGTAAAAAAATAGGAGTAACACGTGATCTTATTAACAGGGTTACGAAGCAACAAGGTTACGCTTTAGACGAATACGAAGTTCTACTTACTAGCGACGATATAGATTATATATCAACTATGGAGATAGAACTTCAAAAGTCTTATGGCTACAAAGTAGACCGACAATCTTATAAAAATTTAATCAATAAAAACAAAAAAATGGACATTAACATAACAGAACAAACAACTACATTTCCAGTTCCACTTAATAAATTAAAAGGCAGATTACTAGATGCTTTGGGTTTAAAGTGGAGTACGGCTCATGGTGAATTCACTATAACAAAAGACAACATTAAATCAATAGTAGCTAATGCTAAAACTTCCATGTACAACAGTGGTAGATCATATGTGTATAACAAGGCTATGGCCAATGAATTTAAGAGTGAAAAACCTTTCTATGAGGAAAACGAAAGAAACGTTTATGATTTAATAAGGACTTGGGCTAAAGAAAAAGGTATATACGCTAAAGGTGATTCAAAAACTCAATATCTAAAACTAATGGAAGAAGCTGGCGAACTAGCTGAGGCTTTGCTTAAGAATGATAAAGCAGAGATTATAGATGCTATTGGTGATATTGTTGTTGTTTTAACAAACTTAGCTGCTTTAGAAAATCTAAGAATAGAAGACTGCGTCACAAGTGCTTATGACGTTATTAAAGGTAGAAAAGGCGAGATGATTAACGGAACATTTGTAAAACAAACATTATAAAATGAGTATAGAGAAAATAGAATTTAGAGATCCAGTCGTTAGACGGGTAGTTAATAAGTTTGTAGAAAGATCCAACGTGGGCTTTGCTAAATACGGTAGAACGTTAGATAGCGAAAGAACCGGTGGTCATAAAAACCTATTTGGGTATCTAAACGATGTGCAAGAAGAGTTAATGGACGCAATACTTTATCTTCAAGCAGCTAAAGAAGAGTTGTCTGATTTATCTGAAGACATAGAACTTAAACGTATAAATATAATAGCTCAAAATGGTAACAACGGGGAGCACTACGTTAAGAAGCCCCGTGGTTGTCACGATAAAAAAAATAAAGATGCAGAAGCCTTATAAAAGAGGTAGCGCTAAAAAAGGTCCAGTTAGAGCAAAGAAGGTATCATTTGATGGTATCGACTTTGCTTCGGGTCTTGAAAAGCATATGTACATGGCTTTAAAAGAGGCTAAAATAAAGTCTAAATACGAAGGAGAAACTTTTGTTCTGCTTAGTGGGTTTCATTTCGAGAACGAAGTGTACGAAAGACAAGCTAATGGAAAAGGTGATTACATTAATAGAGGAGGTAAAAGAATACTACCTATTAAGTATACGCCAGATTTTATTGGTGAGGACTTTATAATTGAAACAAAAGGAAGAGCTAATGATAGCTTTCCTATGAGATGGAAGTTGTTTAAACTATTAATAGTTAATGAGTTTCCTGGTGTAACCTTATATAAACCACAAAGTCAAGCTGAATGCAACGAGACCGTAAGATTAATCCTTTTGAAAAGAAAAGGTTAGCTGAGCAAAAATATGCTGAGCGACAAATAGAGAGGTTCATAAAATGGAGCTGGGAAACAAAGGGTATAGTAAAATACAAGGAATTAGTTAAACAACAAGATAAATACGGAATACAATGTTTATAGAAGAAAACGAAGAAAACGAACAAAATGAAGTAGCTTGGTCAATTGAGGTAGGCTCATACCCAGGGGTGTGTATTGGTATTAGAAGTTATCCCGAGCATGACTACACTATCCATGTGCTATACATACCGTTCTTTGATATTGCTTTAACCATTTATAAATGACCCCTGAAGAATACGAATCTAAAGTGGAGCTCGCTAAAATGTACGTAGGTAATGTACTTAGTGATATGAAAAACGTTAGCAAATCTACTACAAAAGGAGATATGTTAGCTTATATATCCGCATGGGAAAATGAATTACAAACAGTAACATACTTAATAGAATAAATAGTTACCTTTCATAGTAACATAGTGACTTTAAACATCACTATGTTGCTACAAAGTATAACTTTTAATAAGCTAAATGATAGAAATAACAATTATAATACTATGGATTTTCATATCCATAAAATTAGGTTTAAAATGGTATAAACAATATAGATAACATATGGGATTATTTGATGAGAGAGTAGCTTTTGAAGAGTTTCTAACAAACTTCTTTAAAAACGAGGTTATAATAATATTTAATAGTTGCACAGGAGAGAAAATAGATTACCAAGAATTGGTTGGTAAGTACAAAATCACTAATAAAATAAATAAATAAAATATGTCATTATTTACACCACGAGTTGCTTACAAACCCTTTGAGCACCCAGAGTATTACACTGAAGGTTGGCTTAAACAAGCTCAGGCTTTTTGGTTACACACAGAGATATCAATGCAAAGCGATATCAAAGACTGGAATGAAAAGCTAGATGAAAAAGAAAAAAACTTAGTTGGGAATATACTTCTTGGCTTTGCTCAAACAGAATGTGCAGTGTCGGATTACTGGACCCAGAAAGTTGTTAGTTGGTTCCCTAAACACGAGATACAACAAATGGCTATGATGTTTGGATCACAAGAAACAGTCCACGCGGTAGCTTACAGTTATTTAAACGAAACATTAAAATTAGAAGACTATGAGGCTTTTTTACACGAACCAGCAACTGCTGAAAGGTTTAATAACCTGGTTGCATATAGTGGTACAAGCCGCACTGGTATCGCTAAATCTTTGGCTGTCTTTTCAGCCTTCGCTGAGGGCGTATCTCTCTATTCCGCTTTTGCAGTTCTGTATTCTTTTCAGTTGCGTAATTTACTTAAGGGTATCGGACAACAGATGAAATGGTCTGTGAGAGATGAATCTCTTCATAGTAAAATGGGTTGTCAATTGTTTAGACATATGTGTGAAGAAGATAATCAATTACTAAATCTTTGTAGAGAGGATATTATAACATCTGCAGAGGCAATGGTAAAACTAGAAACAAATTATATTGACAAAATGTTTGAAATGGGTGACATAGAAGGTATCTCATCAAACGACCTTAAACACTTTATAAAGAAGAGAACAAATGAAAAACTTGTGGAATTGGGTTATGTCGACCTTGGAAACTATTTCGCTTATGACGTTAAAGCAGCAAATAATCTTAATTGGTTCTATCATCTTACCGGGGGGGTCACTCATACTGATTTTTTCGCTATTAGGTCGACAGATTATTCAAAAGCTGGGGAAAATGAAGACTACGATAATATATGGTAAATATAATGTCAGACCCGTCTCGAATGAAGAAATATATAAACACTTAAATTAATAATAAATGACTAAATTAAAACAAAGTAGATCTGATCTACAAGATAAAAAAACACAAGCACTAATAGCTGTAGTGCAGAGATTATTAAATGAAAACTCACATCTTAGAGATTTAGCTGTAGGTACGCTTGAAACTGTTAAGTTAATGCCTGGTTATGATAAAGCTATAAAAGCTATCACAAATAAAGCTAAAGAGATTGATGAAGTTGAAAACAAAAAGCTAGAAATATAATATGGACACTAATGATTTTACGCCTGGTTTATTAAGGTGGGAAGGAGATATGTGGATATTAAATAGAGATGAGTCTTTAGACTTAGAGGTAGATAAGGAAATAATGAATGAAATACAAAAAATAAATAATGACTGGAAATGAAATCAAGAATAAATCAGGATGGGACCCGAACTGGATCAAGGGAGAAGATTTTCCAACGTGGGGTGATAACGACGTATACAAGAAGACAATATCCGGGGGATATCTACATAACGGAGAAACGCCCAAAGAAGCATACCGTAGAGTCGCTGAAGCGGTTGCTAAAAGATTATATAAACCTGAAATGGCTAATAAGTTTTTCGATTATATCTGGAATGGTTGGTTGTGCCTTGCTAGTCCTGTACTCTCAAACACTGGGACTGATCGCGGCTTACCTATTAGTTGTTTTGGTATTGACGTTGCTGATTCGATACAAGATATCGGAACTAAAAATCTAGAGATGATGCTACTCGCTAAACACGGCGGTGGAGTTGGTATCGGTATAAATCAAATTAGAGCCGCTGGAACTAAAATAACAGGCAATGGAACATCAGATGGAGTCGTACCATTTTGTAAAATCTACGATTCAACTATCTTGGCCACTAATCAAGGATCAGTTAGACGAGGAGCTGCTTCGATTAATATTAATATCGAGCATGACGATTTCGAAGACTGGCTTGAAATCAGAGAACCTAAGGGAGATGTCAATAGACAGTCGCTTAATCTTCACCAATGCGCTGTTGTTGGAGATAAGTTTATGCGTAGACTGGAATCCGGTGACGCAGAGGCAAGAACTAGATGGAGCAAACTTCTTAGAAAAAGAAAAGCAACTGGTGAACCATACATTATGTTTAAGGGAAACGTTAACAAAGCGAATCCTCAAGCATATAAACACAACGGATTAAAAGTTCATATGACTAACATATGTTCTGAAATCACATTACACACCGATGAAAATCACAGCTTTGTTTGTTGTTTATCATCATTAAATTTAGCAAAATATGAAGAATGGAAAGACACTAACCTTATATATGACTCTATCTACTTTCTTGATGGAGTTATGGAAGAATTTATTCAACGAGCCAAAGGGTTACGAGGCTTCGAGAATTCGATTCGTTCCGCCCAGAAAGGGAGAGCATTGGGATTGGGAGTTCTTGGATGGCACACGTATCTCCAAGAAAAAGGAATTCCCTTTGAAGGTTTACTGGCTCAGTTTGAAACTAGGAAGATTTTTTCGCAAATTAAAATCGAAAGCGAACGCGCTTCAATGGCTCTTGCCGAGATATATGGTGAACCTCTTTGGTGTGTTGGTACAGGTATGCGTAATACTCATCTTCGCGCTATTGCTCCTACCGTTAGTAATAGTAAGCTTAGCGGGAATGTTTCACCAGGAGTAGAACCTTGGGCCGCGAATGTTTTTACCGAACAGTCAGCAAAAGGAACTTTTATACGTAAAAACCCTACATTAGTTAAATTATTAAAAAAACACAAAATAAACAATGAAAAAATCTGGAATAAAATACTGGCTGACGGAGGCTCTGTTGAGGATATTATGGAGCTTGACGATGTTACTGTGGGTATGCATTCTATCCCCGCTAAAGAAGTGTATCGAACTTTCAAAGAGATTAACCAATTGGAATTAGTTAATCAAGCTGGAATACGCCAACAGTATATTGATCAATCCGTTAGTTTAAACCTTGCTTTTCCTAGTGAAGCTACGCCAAAATGGATCAACAAAGTTCACATGGAAGCCTGGAAAAAAGGTGTTAAAACTTTATATTACACTAGAACAGAAAGCGTTTTACGTGGCGATATCGCAGCTGCTGCTATGAGCGAGGATTGTATAAGTTGTGATGGCTAAGAGCTATGCTATACACTTTTCTAATTAAAAAAGAGGACCTCAATCGAGATCCTCTTTTTTTTAGGAATTTTAGGTATGGTACGCCTATTTAATTTATCCCTTAACTTACGTTGCTACTTGAAGATCTTCTTTTACCCATTCCAACCTTCTTTTTAGCGCTAACAACTTTACTTTTTTCTAAAGAAGTCATTTCATTCCATGACTTTGGAGAGTCTTTAGTGACTCTTTTAGATGGTCTACATACTTTAGTTCCTTTTCTATCAGATGATCCACAAGTATTTCCTTTTTCATCTTTCCACTCTTCTGCAAACCATCTTTTTAACGATGCCCCTTTCTCGGTTTTACGAACTTTATTTAATGGTGAGTTATACATTATTTGCTACTTTTATTTTTTCTACATTTAGCTATTGCACCACTAGCGTATGCGGATGGAAAAACATCGTATTGTTTCTTTACTTTGTAATAACAAGCGTCTTTTAAGTTTAAAGGACTGTTCATACCTTTACCTACAGCTTTTAATCTAGCCTCGTTATCCCAAAATGATCTATCCTCTGGTCCTGGTTTCCTCATATCTATCTTTCTATCTTAGTTTTTAAGTTTAAGTTATTTTTTGTTTTTTTCTTCTTTTTTTCCTCTTCTTTTTTTATATCTAATTCCCAAGCTGACCAACCACCTATTAAAGCTAATCTCTTATACGTCTCTATCTCGCTATTAGATGCGTCAACTAGGTTTTCTACTTTTTGTATAATTCTATCTGATGGAAAATTAAAAGCAGCAGATACAACTTTACCACCTGCTTTAACAGCTGGGCTAGATAAGCTAACTCCTTGTTCTTTAATTTCATCCATCTCCCAAGACATTGTTCTACCAGCTGCTCTAAACTTTTGAATCTTAGAAGATATTGGAGGTGCTATCTTTAATAACTCTAAAAAACCATCTTCATATTTAGGGTTTTTCTTTTCACTGTCTCTATATAGCTTTAAAGCTGTGTTTTTAACAACTGAAAATATAGCTCCACCGATACCCGTACCTCTAGCTATACCGTCTATCATACTATTAACTACATCCACTGTTTTCTTGTCTTCCTCTTCTTCGTCTCCAAATGTCATAGCAAAAACAGCCTGTTGCAGCGTTGTAAATATAATATTTTGAACAACCCCATAGTAAAGTATCTTAGATATGTTAGACTTAGCGTCTCCTCTGCCGTTTTTAAGATCGCTAGCGGCTTTTTTAATAAGTCTAGCATACTGGGCTGGTGTGTTAGCAAAAGCTAGTATAATACGCCCTAAAGGACCTGCTTGTTGTTGACTTATTTTATCTGGTCTACTAGATTGTTGAGATTCTTCAGCTGTCTCTATAAAATCCCTCATAGCTAGTTTTTCTGCTGCTAATGGATCCATTCCTTTTTTAATTAAAGAATTAATTCTGTTTCTATAGAAAGTAGAACCACCTGATGCAATAGCAAAGCTATCAGCTACCTGCGTTGGCGTAAAGCCTAGTTTTAACAAATAGTTTAAAGCTCCTCTAGCGCCTTTTTCTTTAGCTATATCCGCTATATCAGCTTCGTTTACATTTACTTTCAAACCATCTCTCCTGTCAATCAAGTATTCAGATTTAAAAAGAGTTGAAAAATCACTCCAGTACTGCTTTTGATTAGCTAGAGCTTTACCAGCGGCTAAAACGTTATTATCTGTAAAGTTTATAAAGTTTATAGCAGATATTGTTTGTAAAACTGCTGATCTAGTATTTAAGAACATTATAGCGCCAACAGAGCCATTTACCCAGTCTGTAACTCTACCTGTTAGAGTATCGGTACCGTAATCTCTGTTCTTACCGGTTTTCATTCTCCTTAACGTGTTTTCCATTGCTTTACGGTACTGTGTCCCATAAGAAGCTTCTAACTTGTTTAGGTTTTCTACTGAGAAAATAGCATCAACGTTTTTTTGCCATTGCTCTAAATGCATTTTTCTTCTAGTTGTGTTTAACACCTCTAGTAGATCAGTTGTTATGTTACCTGTTATCCACGTGTCACTAGGTGAAAGATATTTTTTACCTGGGTTCAACCTCATTACTTGAGCAGCGAATTCAGATAAATTTGCGTCAGCATCGACGTATTTAACCAATTCACTAATATCTGTTTTACTTAAACCTGGAGCTTCTATCCCTATGCTATTCCATATCCAAACACGAGCAGCTTGCTCTCTAGTAAATAGTCCATCTGGAGTTTTTTCTTTAAGGTCTTTCGGTGTAACTTTGAATTCTTTTTTTATCTCTTTAAATCTTCTACCAAAGGCATTCCTATCTCTTGATATGGCTTGATTCGCTCTAGCATATGGGTCTAGTAATGTTCTTTTGTAAAACTGCATCTGCTGATCACCAATTTTACCTTTACCTAGTGTGTAGTACAATAGCCCAACAAAATCTTCAGCCGATGGTGGTATAAATATATTGAAACGACGTTGGCTATCTGCTATCATTTTAGCTTTTACTTCAGATATTGTCTCCGTAGCTAGTATGCCGGTTTTATTTTCTATTATCTTGTTAAATTCTCTACTTAAGTTTTTACTGAATCGCGCGTCGCTATTAACTTCTTCGTTATATTTTCCTAAACCCGTGTTGACAGGAGCTATTTGAAGTATTTTATTTTCTTTAATAGCTTTGCTAATTATCGACTGAGCTTCTGTGTTAGAGTATCTTGAAGCATCTGCCTCTTGTAGATTACTCTTAGAGAGAACGCTGTTTAGTTCTTTAGATATAAGGTTAACATAAACTCCTTTCAAATAACTTCTCAAAGAAGCTTCATTGCCTTTTTCGCCAAACTCTAGTAGTTGTTTTTTAATCTTTAGAACTGTTGTAGCGTGTTCTAAATACATGTCTTTAGGTTTTACGCCTTGCATTTGCGCTCCAGGTTTAGAAAGCTTACGTATTGGACCTCTTTGATCTAAAGAAAGAAAAGCTATAACTGATTTTATTTTATTAATATCACCATTTTGGTCTGATATAGCTTTAATAATGTAATTAACAGATGCCGCTGCTTGAGCCTCAATTTCAATAACAGTAGCTGGAGTGAAACCAGTTTTTTTAATCTCGTTAGTAATATCCAACATGCCTCTTAGCAATTCGTCTTTATAGTAAATAAATGACTTACCATCTTCTCTTTTTACTTTAAAACCTAAATCTACAGCTATTTTTATAGGTTTTATATACTTATTAAAGAAATCATAATTACTAGGAACTTTCTCTAACTTACTTGACTTAGCTGATCTAGAAGCAAAGTATAGAAATTCTTTTATTAATTCCGCTCTATTTTCGTCACTGCTATTTGTTTTACTTAAATTAGATTTCAAGTCTGAATAAACTACACTAAGTCCAAACCGCTCATACTCTTTAATATATGTATCTCTATAATTACTAAACGCTTTTAGTATTATAGATTGATCACTAGGTCTATAAGAAGACACTAGGTTGTTTACACTTTCTGCTTGAAATTCTCTACGGTCTTTTTCTGTAATCTCTACTTTAGCTATTTGATCTATTGCTTTTAAAACATCTATTATATTGCTATTTCCTTCTTCGATGACACTAGATAATGCTTCTTTGGTTTCATCACTTAGTAGTTGGTTATTTACTGTATTAGTAAGAATTTTCACATCTGACTTGTCAAACGCTTTAGAAAACCTAACTTCAAGATTCTTGCTGAATTTTATATCACCTTTTTTATCTGTATAGTTAGCTTCAATTAACTCATCTGTGTTTTTGAACGCGGCATCCATACGGTCCCACCAAAACTTATCGTTTCCGTCTCTAAGAGATACTAGCTTATTGTTTGGTGTAAAAGCTATTTTATAGCCATTACCATCAGAGTTATAACTTTCAAACAATCTAAATGAATTATCTAATTCATTTAGATTACTTAAAATAGATTTAGCTTCAGTCTCTTTCTCTTTAAAGAAAACATTTTTAATAGGGTGTTTTTTACTTTTGTTGAAATCTCTTCGCATTACAACAGTTCCGCTTTCCTCCTTGTAATAAGTTAGTATGTAAACTTTACCAAGCTTTGTTTGAAGTCCTGGTAGTTCTACAACTGGCTTAAACATGAATCCTAGTTCTTTTAGTTTAGCTTTTTCTTTATTCAAAGAATCTAAAGAAATAAACTGCTTACTGGACTCGTCGTACTCTACCTCAGAAGTTACTGTTATTTTTTCGTACTCACCACTTTTTTCGTATTTACTAGCAGCTTTACGAGCTTCTTTAATAGAACTAAAATCTTCAAAATCATACCAACCAACACCTTGTTCTCCCCATAAATCAAGAATCTTTTGGTTTAAACTGTCTTTACTTTTTATAGTTCTAGCTATTAAGCACCAAGGGTTAGACTTTACACCCCAAGTACTATCTACAGCAGCTCTAACATCAAGCTGACCTTGCTTGTCGTCCTTAACATCGTAAACAACTAAACCATTTTCTAATACTTTTTTATTGCTAAATGAATTTACTTCATCAGGGTTAATTTTCATTGGCTTAATCTCACCTGAGAACTGTTCTAGTATTTCGTTAGGGTTTTTATAGCTATATGGGTCTATTTTCTTTATAGAAGATATTCTTTCAGCTTGTATCACTTTGTAGCCATCTTCTGGAAGTATTACAAAACCATTGTTCATATAGTAAAAAGCTAGCTTTTCAAATTTACTTTTTTTATTTTTAGGTACGTTTAAATTATCCACCCATAAAAACAGTTTATCTACTTGTCCAGCAGCGTCTTTCATTGAGGGTCTATTCTTAGCTAAGCTAGTTTCGTAGGACTTTTTAGCGTTCTTGCTAAACATTACCCTGGATTTACCCCCGCCAATATCAGCTAATACTTTTTCTGTAGGTTTTTTATCAGATGTGATACCTTTTTCTACAATATCTTTTCTAATTATAGTGTTAGCTACGTTCGCGGCATATATCTTGGTTAAACCCTGTAAAGCCGTACCAAATTTAGTTCTGTTAACACCTTTCATTGGTATAAAAGCCTCACCAGCTTCTGTAATACCTATTGTTTTCTGTAATTCTTTTACTGCTTCTTTAGATACTCTACCTCTATATTTGTCCTTTAATCTATATACTTTAGCTACTTGAGAAGTTTTACCTTTACCTCTACCAGATGGAGAAGTTATAGCTCTATTTTTAACGTCTTTGTCGCTGCTTTTAGACTTAGGATCAACGTACACGTCGTATAATTGGTTCAATAAAACACTTGAAGTCCCTACACTGTAACCTTTAGCGTCTGTAGTTAAATCTATAGATTTCCCCTGTTTATCCACTGTTGTCTCAAACGGAGCTATATTAAACTCAGGTATAGTTTTTATGAATTTAACAGCGTCGTTATAGTTTAAAAACAGTTTTTGCATAGCTCTAACCTCTGCTTCACCTCCGGTGTCTTTACCGTAGTTAAGCGTTCTAGTGCCATCTATTCTCTCAGCTAACTTCTTGTTCATGTCTACATCAAAAGCGTTGTTAGGATCAGTGCTATACACTCCTAAGATAGCTGCTCCAACTGGTCCAGCATATTGATCAACAACTTTTTTGTAAGTTAAATTAGCTATGTCTATATTCTCTGTTTTTACTATGTCTTTTATTGTACCTATCTTGTCTTTTACGTTATTAAAAGTAGTTACGTCAATTAGTTCACCAGCTGGTAAACCTCTTTCAGCGCTAGTGTAGGCGTCGAAATCTCTAGATCCTTCATCCGCTAGTTCTCTAGTTGACCCTACTGATCCAGCCTCTAAGTCTAGGCTTTGTGTGTTTTGTATTTTACCTTTTAAGGCTTTGTCTAGTATTTGCCCGTATCTTAAGCTTAAGTTTTTCTTCATGTAAGCACCGAAAGGAACTTTCTTACCGTCTACTAACACTTTATACGTGTTAATAAGAGCAGATAACTCTTCACTGAATCCAGAAAAGAATTCATCATAACCAACCTTAAGACCACTATCTATAGCTAAGTCTTTTCCTACAGCTGCCGCTTTTTTAGCTAGATTAGTTACAGCACCTAGATTGTTTTCACCTAGCCTGTTGACTATAGCTTTACGCTTCTCAGGGTCTTTTATGTCAGAAACGCTATTAGCTTTTAACTCTAGTATTTCGTTAGAAATATCTTCATTTTTTTTAGATATGTCCTTGTTTTTATCTGATACTTCTGTTTCTTTAAATACTTTTTCAGAGGCTTTTTTAATAACCTCTTCTGTGTTGTTTTTGTTATCTAATGTACTTGGCTTAGAAACAACTTTCTCTTCAATAGGCGCTCTTTTAGCAGCTTCTAATTTAGATTCTAAGTTACCTAATTCTTGCTCGTACTCGATGTCGTCCATCTCGCCGTTGTAGTATCGATCTGTAAGATCCTCTATTTTAGTTTCAATATCAGCAATACTTTTACTCTCTGATATAGTTTGTTTTGCTATTTTTTCATCTACATTTGCACTTTTCTTAATAACAAATTCTTTTCCAATTTTTCCTTTTTGAAAAGCTTTATTATAATCTTCTATGAAATTAACGACAGAGTTTTCGCTTTCATTGAACTTAATTTTAATTAATCCGACGTCTTGAAATTGTCTTCTAAAATAATCTTTTATCTTAGTGTAGGTAGATTTATCAGGTTTTACATCTTCACGAGATAGAGCTTCTGAAAATAAAGTTATATATTCTTCGTAAAAATTATCTTTAGTTATTTTTTTGTCTTCGTAGTCTTTTTCGTAAGAAGATAGTCTATCTTTAAATTCTACACCTTGGCTTTCTGGTAAAGATTGTATTACATTTTTAAGTAATTCAACACCTTCATTTAAAGACTTAGAATCTTCAGCAAAGTTATATCTTAGTAATTTATGTAAAAACTCGTGTTGACCTGTTGTAACAACGCTTTCTTTTATAGCAACGGTTTTATTTATAACTAAAATCTCCTTACCTTCTTTGTTAGTAATAAAAACACCTAGGTTGCCTTTACTTTCTTCAGATCGTTCTTCGCTTAAACCAGAGTCTAAGAGTATTTTTTTCATTTTATCAGCAGAGCTTTCATTAACATCATCTTCAAGCGCTATAACTTCACCTATATTAACACCAATTTTAGCGGCATTTTTTTGTACGTTTTCAATGTCTTTTTCTATTTTAGATAAAATATCTCTTTTTACACCTCCCTGCTTTATGTCTTTATCTATTTTATTTATTTTTTCATCAATTTCGCTATAAAAAGCTGGATCTGTTTTTTCTTTTTCTTGTATTAATTTGCTTTTTTCAACTAACAAGTCTATCTGTTCAGATGTAACGTTTTCTGGAGAAGATTCTATAGCTTTTTTAATATCTCTAGAAAACACTATAGCGTCGTTTATCTTTTCTTTAGATTCGCTGTCTTTCGTGTATTTGTACATGGTCATCAAGTGAAGTTCTAGACCATTTATGTTTTCTGATATTTGATTGTATATTAATTTTTTTTGGTTACTAAACGTATTTTTTGCTCCAACCGTACCCATAGAACCACTAAGCATTAAAGTACCCATTGTCAATTCTATTTGTTGATTTAAAAACTCACTAGCTTTAGGTAGTGCTAAACCAAAAGAAGCGTCTGTAAGAATGTTAGCACCCAAAGTTATCTCTTCTTCCGCGTATTCTTTTAAAATTCCAGTACTAAATTCTTTAACAGCAGACTTAACGCCTTCTTTGTTTGCGGCGGTTTTTAACGTGCCAGCAAAAGCTTCTTTTATTGTTTTACCTCCAACTCCTTTTAGAAATTGAGCATCTGGCATTATACTTTGTACTAAAGCCTCAGTGCTTGATATAGCTGTAGCGTAAGCCGTAGCTTGCAACCCGTTTAAACCTAGTAGTTCTGCTTGTTTTTGATTATCTATTATGGTGGCCCTGAAAGTAGCATCAACCATTATTATATTATCTTTAAGTTTTTGTGAAGCCTGTGGAAGCACTTTTCCTTTAGCTCCTAGATTTATATATGTTTTACCTAAAGCGTCTTTTAAACCAGTGTAATTACCTTTTCTAACTTCAGATATTAGATAACCAGTAAAAGGAACCATACTAACACCTAGTTTAGCGTAGTTTCTGGCTTCAAAACCTTTAAAACCACCTTCTTCTTTTGTTATACTAAATTTTTCATCAGTTGATTGAGGTACCATAGTGTTGTTTGTCCAGTTACCAACAATGTCTCTAAAAGCGTCAAAACTAGAGTAATTATCTTGGTCTTGAAACATATCACCGAAACTAGATAAAACCCAAGAACCTGACCCTACTGTTGCTTTTTTAACAGTTTGATACAAGCCTTGTACTAAATCACCACCAACTATGTCTTTCGTAGCGTTCCAAAAACCATCACCTGCGTATTTTTCTCTAAAACTATCAGCGTCGCTACTTAGTTTAAAGTTGTTATTCATAGTCTGCTTAGCTAGGTCAACACCTAGTTCACCTTGATATGAATTAAATTTGTTAGCAGCGTCTTTCTTGAAGTAATCATAGTTTTCTGCAGTGGACCTTATCTTGCTATTTGTGTTTTCGTATTTACTAACTAAAATATTATAGGCGCTAGAGTCTTCTTCGTTTAAAATATACCTACCCTGCTCGTCTTTTTGTTTACCACTTACTACGTCTTTTATTAATGCATTTATGTTATTTATTTCTTTAGAATAATTATACATTTTACTCTCAGTTTCTATAGTTAGTTTTTCAACTGCAGTAGAAATCTCTTTTTCTTTTTCTTTAATTAAAGGTATTTTTACGTTATTAATCAAGTTTTCTTTTTCTTGTAAAGTGTAAAAACCGCCTGCTAGTTTCTGTAAAGACCTTTCGTCTAAATTATTAATTACTGCATCTTCAACCTCGTCGTTTAATTTTATTGTCTCTGTTGACTCTAGGTTCTTATAGTAACTTTTTCCTTTGAATAAATTCAAAACACCAGCCTCACTAGATAGGTCAGAAGCAACGTCGCCAGTCGCTCTATTGTTATTTGAGTTTCTAGATAACTGAATAATAGCATCGTTTCTTAGTTTAAAGTCAGGATTAAGATTCATTACTTTTACCTCGTTGGCTACGGTTTCATCAAAATCTTTCATGGTTTTCTTAACGTAATTTACGCTTTCCATTGGATCCATAGTCTCGTAAGAAGTAACTTCAGCTTTTTTTCTTAACTTATCTTTTTCTAGTTGAAGCTCGTTTAATCTATTTCTATTTCTTTTATATGTTTCTAATTTATCTACTGGTTTAAATTTCTGCAACTGAGGCGGAGCACCGTAATCGCTATCTGTTAAGTCCATTATAGAGCTAGCCTTTTGACCAGTTCTTTGTTCAAAATTAAACAAAGCTTGATCAGTGCTTATTTTTTTTACTGAAGCTTCTTTGGTTTTATCTAACTGCCTGCTGTTTTTAGCTTTTAAATCTCTTTCGGCTGTTAATCTTTGTCTATCACTGAAATTTAATTTTCTTTTTTGATCAAGAGACATTTTCTCAAATTGATCTAAAGTTGGTTTTTTAAGTTCAGTATCAGAATCTTGTAATGCCGAAGAAGTGTTTCCCGAACCTAAAACCGTATCTGTTGCTACTCCTTGTTTCGCTGTTGCATTTGCAACCGGTCCCACAACAGCGTTTGTCTTTACTTCTTCACCAAAAAAACCACCAACTGGTGATTCTTGTTTTATTTCTTTTATAGTAGGGTTTTTTGAAAGTAATTCTTCAAACGTATAACCTTTTTCATTAGCTATAGCTTGTAGTTGATCTAGTGAGTATTGTTTTCCGTTAAATTCGAACATTATAATAAATATGTTTAAGTTGTTTATCTGGGTTTACAGCGGCGTGTAATTATTGAAAATCATCACCTAGTTTTTTTGAAGTACCTTTCTTTAAAGTTGCCTCAAAGTTACTTCTAAAAGATCTAGCGTATTCTGAGGTTCCTTTAGCGTTGCTAGTGTAATCTAGTAGCTTTTTATAAAATCTATTCCTTTGCGAAGCTATATTCATGTCATATCTAATCTCTTCGTTTTCCTCTTCTGTTTCACCAGGTACATCTATTGTTATAACATTTTTACCTCTGTTATATTTAGGAGTTACTCCAGTTAAAAACTCATAGGTGCCTACTGGGTCTTTTTTGTATTCTTCATAAGTGGCAATTGCGTCTTCTTTCACTTGATCTTTAGCAACAAAATCTTTGTCTATTTTTTCAGTTGTTTGCTTTTCTTTAGTTGTTTTACTTATAGACACCTCGTATCCATTAAATCTCTTAACGTACTCGTCAACATATAAAGCCGCTATATCTTTTTTTAGTTTATCACCTTTTTCTTTATCTATAAAGTCATCTGTGCTAATTTTTTCTCCATTAGGGTTTAATATATTATTATAATACGATGCCAGCTCAATTGGTTTCATTGATTGTATATCAGAATTTAAAGAAGTGTAAACTTGCTCTTTAACTTTATTGATATCAATAACCTCAACCAACTCTACATATGCTCCTCTATCTACTGTTTTTCTAGTTAAAAAGTCTTTTTTGTATATTTTTTTATCTGTAATTGGTTCTTTAGTCATAAGCATCTCGTTGGCGCTTTCTAAAGATTTTGTTTTGTCTGGCACTGTAACTATAGCTCCTTCTACTTTTCCTGCTATTAGATCTTTAAGATACGCTTGCGGGTATCTTCTAGCTTCTCCAATAGAATTTCCTTTTTCATCAGTTGAATGTATTAAGTAGTCTACATTTATGTTACCATTATAATCCTCACTTATATCTATTTTTCTTGTTCCAGGAGAGTTATTCATAAATATATTAACATCTTCAAGTAGTTTCGGATCAGTTAAAGTAACATCAATACCTCCTTGTTTATTTAATTTACCAAAAGCATCCTTACGTGTTAACTCAAATTCAGAAAAAGCTTTTATACCATTAACAATTTGTTCTGGTAAAGTCCTTAGTTTAGCTAACCTATCTCTCAATCTAGACTGCTCTTTAGGATCTGTAATTGTACCTAAATCTAGTGAGTTTTTTATATCACTATATTCATCGATAAAAGCAGGTAAAACTTCGGGTAAATTTAAAGCTGGATTGTCAGCTCTATACTTTTGATAATTATACCTTATTGAATCTTCTTCAGATTGACTATTCTTTATTATTTGTTCGTTCTTAAGCTGTCTTTCTTTAAACTGCTTTTGTTTATTTTTATTTTCCTCAGCATATCTACTAGCCACATTAGAAAATGCACCAGAAACAGTCTGTTGTAGGTTAGCTATATGTTGAGCAGATTGTGTATCTACTACTTGTTGTGGATTTCTATAACTCATTTTATAATTATATTACGTTTTGTACACCAAGTGCATTTAATCCTAATGTTCTAGCAACTGGTCTTTGGGTGTTAGAACTAAAAGCTCCTGCTGAGTACATGTTCCCAACAACGCTGGTCACACCTCCTATAGCTCCGGTTATTGCTCCTGTTACATCTGACTGAGCTTGTGTTTGTCTAGCTTCTGACCCTGCTATTTGAGACGATACCCTGTCTAGCTGTTCCACTTGTCTATTTTCTCTAACTCCAAATTGAAACTGTTGACCAGCTACATCTGCTTGTTGTAGTCTAATAGCTTCACCCATTTTCACTTGTTCTAAAGCTTGTTGTCCTTGTGCTCTTAGTTTTTCGTTTTGAGCTTCTTGCATTTCTATACTTGCTGAAATACCTTTCTTTGATTGCAAAGCCGCTTGAGCTAAAGCTGTTGCTCCACCAGCGCTTGCCCCTGTAGATCTAATAGCGTCTAACGTGTTAGCTAAGGCTATATCAGCTTCTTCAGCTTGCATTTCTGCTGCTTGAGTAGCTACTCCCAAATTAGCAAAAGGGTTTGTAATCATAGAGGAAGTGTCGCTTACATTAGAGTATGGATTTATTATCTCTTGCCTACTGTTTTCAAGTGATTCTAGTTTTTTAACTAAATCTCTTTTTTCGTTTGCAGCAGCTTTTGCTCTTCTGTTAGCGCTAGCAGCTCCGAAAAGCCCACTAACAATATTTAAGCCACCTGTTATCAGACCTGCGGTTACCATGCTCATAATCTATATTTTTTTTAATTTATACTGCTCATACGCTTCGTAGCTTTTGCAAGTGAGCATATCCTCTAATTTTTTAATGTCCGTTATATTGCCAGGGTTTGGATGCACGTTAACGAAAACGGAATCTTCCATAGCTATTATAATCCTTTTAGCGCCGGCTTTAGCGTTTACGTACGTAGGAGCAGAGTACGTTACTACCTCTTCTTCTGTTGCTACTTTTATTTTACCCTTCATTAAAAACCAAGTATGGCTTTTATTATGTATCTTACCTATAACAACACCGTCTTTAAGCATCGACATTTCTCTAATATAAACCCCCTCTGAAAACGAATGAGTTAAAGGGAATGATTCTGAGTTACCTTTTACGATGTTTTTGTCACTGGATAAAAGCATAGTATTCTCTAAGCTTGTTATTTTGTTTCTAAAATCTTCTGCTCTAGCTAATTTGTTATACTTTATTGTTTCTAGTTTATTGCTCATATTTAATATGATGATTCAATGTAGTTAGATGAAACCGCAAATAGTTCTTTTAAACCTCCTAAATTAGTAGTTTGATCTGTTGATAATGTAACTGTAGCAAAGTAGCCTTTTATACCTGACATACTATTGCCCCATAAAATTTCTCCCCCTGTAGGTATACTGTTGTTTACTATAACCGCGTGATACTTATTTTCTTTTCTATCAAAACCAACTCTGTAAGTTACACCACCATCTACATAAACACCTTCACTGTAACTGTATATAGGGTTTGCTTTATCACTTGTAAATATGTAATTTCCACCTTGCAATGTTTTACCTGTAGGATCTGATTCAAAACTGTCAACTTTCCAACCATTACTACCTTCGTAATTTATTGTTTTAAATACCTTAGACAAACTAACACTAGGATTGAATATAAAAGTTATTGATGTTTTTGTAGAGTCGTAATCATTATTCCCATAGAAACTACCTCTTTTTATTGGTAGCGATTCGTTATTTGTTTCTTGATAATGTTTCCAAATTTTACCATTTTTTAAACTATAAAAACCATTCCTCAAACTAAATAATTGGTCAGGCTTATACGTAAAGAAACTAGTAAAACCTAAAACGCTTTCATCGAAAGATAAAGTATTGTAGGTTGGGTTTGAAAATATAGGGTTTTGCTGTGTTGATAAAACATATTGCTTATTGTATATATCCCAGCCAGCAGTTATAATACCAGGAGCCGAGTTTATATCCATATTAGCAAATTCATCTCTAAAGTAATCACTCATACCGTAGTTTGATATTTCTGTCAAACCGTCCATAGATAACCTTAAAACAGCGTTTCTATTTTTATCTGTAAAGTATTTTCTATAACCGTAAGTAGCAAAACTTCCTGGGTCTCTACTTATACCAAAATTTCCACCATAAGGTTGTATTGTTCCTATAGTCGTGTTTACGTTTGTAATACTACCACCGCCTTCAGCTGTGTATATAGCGTCTTTATCTATTAAAGCTCTAGATACTTTAGCTTCTTGAAATATTATTAAATTAGTGTCTTCAGCATATAGTTTTTGAATAGTACCGTTAGCTGGATCTGCTGACTTAGTTATTTCTTCAGCTACTGAAAACACATTTGTATTGTTAATACCAGTTCTTGAATTGAATATTCCAGAGTATATTAAAGAATTACCTCTAACTGATCCCTTTGCTTCTTCATCAACTAAATACGCTCTAACACCATAATCAACGTTAGTGTTATTAAAACCACCTCTTATTCTAGACTCTTCTATAATCCAATTATTACCTGTTGTTGAAACTGGATCTATTTGAGGATAACCACCTAAAGTAGGAGGCACGCCAAAAGAACCATTCCAAGCGGGAGCTTGATCTGTTTCTTCTATAACCGTATTTGTTTTTCTTAGTAAAAAAGTATTAAAATATTTTACTTCTATAACTGCTCCCATATAATTATCACTTATTTTTGTATTTTATTACACTATTTCAAAGCCGTATCCAGAGAAATCAATATTTGTAACAGTAGGTAATTCAAACGTAAAACCATATACACATTCTATCGCTTGATTAATAGCTGTGTTTTCTGAATGTTTAAAAATCCATTTGTTTGGAAAGGTAGGGCAACCAATTTTAGCACTACTAGTATAATCTAGAAGAATTGTAAAGCCGCCATTATTGATCACGAGATCACTCCAGGTATCTAACCAAACGTAAAATCCTTGTTTATCTAAATCTGTTGGATAATTTGCTTCTACTATTGTAAATAAATAGCTTTCAAAATCTACTGTTAAATTATATTCTTTAACAGAAAGAACTTCAACTGAATTACTGACAGTTATAGTAATTTCATCAAAAGCGCCACCAGCGTCCTGAACTCTTAAAACCACTTCATAATTATCTGCTGGTAAAGTATCTACTAAATTATTCCTTAATCTACATGTTGACAAGTCGCTTGTATCTGTTACACTTAAATAAAAATATTCACCACTACCTCCAGCTGCTCCAATTTGAGAAACTATTGTCCAGTTTAAATCTCTACCTTTATTTGGACTTTCTGTATTAGCTCCGTTTAAAGCTGTCAATGTAGTTAAAGTTACGTCTGAACTTAATATATTTATTGAAAAATTAGTTGTAGGATCCATTACCGGAGCTACATTGTTTAAAGTTATACGTTTGTTTACAATAGATGTAATATCGTTTATTACAGCTGTAAATTTAAAGTCCCAAACTCTAACACCTAAACTACTTCCAAAATAAACGTTTTCAATAAAGTCGCTGTTAACTTTTATATTATAAAAACCACTTACACCAGTTTCGTATAAAGTAAAGTAACTTGAAACGTTTTGTGGTGTAGTTTGAGTATTAAATACTGAAGTTAAAACAAAACTATCTATATTAGCTGTTGGCACATCAAATCCCCCTGAGTCAACTAAAGTAAAATCAAAACTAGAAATATCTTCATCTATAGATATAGACTCGTTAAATCCAGAAACATTGAATACGCTACTAAAACCACTAGCTATATTAACACCATCTGTAACAGCAGTGTTGATTTCTGATATAACGCCAGAAGTGGATGTTTCCCAAAAAATATCTAATCTAGATGTTTCTGGATTTGTTTCAAAAACAGACAAATTACTCATAGGTCCTCCGCCAACCATGCCATCATATACTATACCAAACTGTTTATCTATATTTTGAGAAGTGGTTAGTTGTGTTGTTATAGGATTTGAACCTGCGTTTTGCATGATATATAGTTCTGCGAAACCACCAACAGGAGGGTTTGCTCTATCTACACCAAATAATTCAAATAAATTTTGTATGGCTGTAGATGTAAAAAATGTTTTACCTGGGTAAAATTGCTCGTTACCAATATTAGTAGCGCTTCTTTCTGTTATTTCAACTCTACCAAATAGTCTTATAGAACTTCTAAATTGATCCTGCATTGGTCCAACTTCAGATAAGTCTCTAGGAACTTTATTTATATTATCATTTAATAGTGACAAGTACGTGAAAGATAAATCTTGAGTAGGGGCAAATGGATCACCTTTTAAAGCTCCAGCAGTATATACATTATAATACTCTTGTTCTGTTTGCTTAACAACCACCTTGTAAGAATACCAACCTAAAGGATTATATGACTCTGAATTTATATTATTGTTATAAATATTGTCAGTTATAGGGTCTCTTAACAATACTTTTATAGAACTACCTCTCCAAGTATCGACAACGCTACCAATTACTTCATTAAAGTATGGTTGATAAAATGTTGATCCTGAATAATTAACACCTTCAATTTTAATACCATCTTTATTGTTTGATAGTATAACTGTAGATTGTCTACCAAATTTATCAGCTAAAACAAAGCCAACTTGATAGTTTCTATTCATTTTTAAACTACTACTAGGGTACTCTATAGAACTAGTAAAATTATTTAACAAGTTGAATTCAGATTTTTGAGTGGCTGCTACGTTGTAATTTAAAAAACTAGGAGGATCTTGTTTGTTGAGGTAATTACCGTAAACAACCCTATTACTTATTATTTCTTGTGCTAAAGCTTTGACTGGTATTTTATCGTAAACTCTAGTTATTTCGCTTGATGGTAATGTCTTATATGGTTTTTTTGCAGAATAAACATACTCAAAAACATTTTCAGCTATTGTTATATCTTCTACTGGTATTGTTTCAACAACTTGTAAAGCTAGCCCATTTGATTCTTTGTATATTATATCTATATCAGTAATATGAAAATAAGTTAACAAGTCTTCACCAGGACAAGGCAATGGTACTTGTAAGTATATTTTGTTTACTTTATTTTCCATAAACTTAACTATAGTAGATTCAAAAGTTTCTTTCTCATCGCCTTTTAGTTCTGTTGTATTAAGAAAGTAACCATCTTGCCTTGGTATAAAGCAAACTTGAGTAAATGGAGCTATTAAAGAATACTCTCCATCATCAAATCTAAATCTATAACTAAATCTAACAAATTTATCTTCTAAAAAAGTATCATCACCAGAGTAATCACTTTCATAATAAGGGTTTATGTTAAATACTAATTCAGTTGCTGTGCCTACCAAAGGTATAGTCACATCGCCAGTTAAAGTTACTTCAAGAGTTGCGACATTGTAAGACACTACAGTTTCTTCTAAATCTATTATTTCACTATTACTATTAACATAACCTATAGTAAATCCTTGCTGTGGTGCATTTGGATATATTTGTATAGAAAGAGAAAAATCATTTATTGAAAACGTACTTGAACTTATGACACTTGAGCAAGTGGCAGAACCACCATTAGGTAAGTTTTTACTAACAACATCTTTCATTGTTGATTCATATTCATCAGCAACTAAAGCGCTTTCTGAATATAAATCAATAGCTCTATATGGATAATATTTAGCAACAGATATATGCTCTTCTATAGTATAATAACCTAATGGATTTTGTACATTTATTTTCCTAGGTTGATTTCTATTGTCTGTCCAAAATAACAATTTTTCTAATAAGTTTACACCAAATATTGGGTTTAATTTACTGAAGTTTAAAAAAGCTCCTTCAACTAACTTTGTTACAACATTATTATTTATATTGTAACTAAATATAAAGTGGTTAGAACCAGTTCCAGTTGGAATATAAGAACTACTAGTGTTATCTGTTAAAAATATATAAACATTACCACTAAATTCGTCGGCAAAATATCCTATAGAAGATACGTTAGCGACGCCATTAGTTAAGTTGGCAACTTCTTTATTTCCAAGTACATTTTCTAAAGCACCAACATCTGAGCCTTCGGATTTACTGACCTGAGCATTTATAGCGTTTCTATATTCACCTGACGGTATCAATCTGTCGTCAAGGTCTTTGTTCATTTTAGACTTTATAAAAGCGTTTTTAACTTCTCCCATTTAATTTTAATGTTTTATCCACTTAGATTTACCTCGCATAACCTGAGTTATTTCGCTAATTTTGATATTTGATAATCTTATTTTAGCGTTTCTAAGTTTAGCGCTTTTCTCTCTCTTTAATCTATTAACAACGTATTCTGGTTGATTTATTCTTGAAGCAATTATAGCATGGCTGATATAAGCGTACATAGCCTCTTCGGCCAGCTTAGGGACTCTAGTGTCTAGGCTTGTTGATAAACCATCAGAAAGGTACTCTAAAATGATTACTTTGTCAACTAAATCAGATGAGAACGAAAACTTGTTTTCTCTTTCGTTTATAGTGTAAGATCCGTTGGCATTAGAATTTTCTGGGTCTAAACCATATAGTTGACCAGTTCTTGAATTACCTAAACCATAATAAGATTCCCAATACAAAGAAGAGTCGCTACTTGTGTTTATGTTGTTGTTTTTCCATCTATCTTCTGTTATGGATGTCACTTCGAGGTTGTCCCCGAAATCATCCTGAACTGGGGAGCCGCTATTTGCTTGTAATGGCACTTCCGTTGGATTACTGGTCAACCTAGTTGGCATTATGACATGCTTAACACCTCTAGTATCTACCCAATACAAGTTTACATAGTTAACATAATCCTGAGGTATAGCTAAGCTTAGATTACTTGGTATAGTTAACTCTTGAGAGTTTACACTTTTTAAAGTATCATAGCTGAACTCCTGCATCGCTCTTTTAGCGTGGAATATAACATCAGTTCTTTTAACGCTAGGTATTAATTTACCGACACCAACGTATGCTACTATAAAGTTATTTATAATGTCATTTAATTTAGTGTAGGCGTACGATCCATAGTTTTTTTCAACCGTGTCTCCATGAGCTTTTTCAAAATATGTTGAACCATAGTTACCGCCGTCTAGTTTTTTTAACTGGACAACAATACTATCGTTTTCGTTCAAGTCTTCATCTATGGTTATTGTATTTCCACTTACAGAGTAAGGAAGTATAAATTCAGTATATTGCAAAACCCCTGCACCTGCAAAGTATATTTTAAAGTTATTTAAAGCGTAGTTTGTATCTGTTGGGCTCCAAGCAGTGCTTCCTCCAAAAACCAATTCTGTATTAAAGGTAGTTGTAAATTTTTGATACGGGCTATCTCCAGGTACTAAAAATTTTTGAGCTCCTTCGTAGTACTGTTGATTTGTTTCTTTTATCAATGACATTTATTAGCTTTTTTTATTTTGTTCGTTTTGTTGAATTTCCGAAGCAGCAACTTGAATTATTTGAGGGTCCTTAACTATAACGCCTGAGTATAGTAACACTCTAAGTATAACATTAACTTGTTCTGAAGCATTTAGTTCAAACTGTTCCGAAGCTGAGCTATTGTATAAATACTGCCCAACGGTACCAATGGTATATGACCATAAAACGTTTTTAGGTTTCCTTAAGAAACTAGCTGAAACGCTTGAAGTTATACTAACCGGTCTTACTGTCAGCTTATTACCCTCGTATAAAAACGTAGGGAAATCTTTTGTAGATGCCGTTAATGGCGATCTTTCTATATTGTAAAAATCATTACGTTGTAATATTTGTATTTCTGTAGGAAAACCAATTACCGGAGAATACACAACAGCTCCTAACTTGTAAAAAGCAACTTGCCCTGTTAATGGTTCTGACCCTGAATTGATAACTACATTACCACTAATATCTATTACTGGTAGATTAAATTTACCAGAAGAATAAACGCAATTACCCTCTGTCTTAAAAGGTGATATTTTTTCATCGATACTCATCTGTCTATCAGAGTAGTCGTAATCTGATTGTGGCACCCGTAGTTGCTGGTTTATATCTTCAAAATACTGCTCAAATATATCGAGCTGCACTTGAGTAGCTGTTTTATTAAATTCATCCGGAGTCATTAAGCCCCGTTGTTCTTTATTTAATATCAACAGAACTGTTTTATATACTGTATCTACGTTTATTGCCATTACTATTTTTATTATAATGTAATGGAGGTCACACAAAGCAACCTCCTTATTACATAATTATCACACACTATTTTAATTTTTTCTCTACAGACTTGAAGATTTCAATACCTTCGTCAGTCTTAAAGAATGCTGCCATTGCAGAGTAAGGGTTTTCATCAAAAGGTACATTCATTAATTTACGACCCGTAGACGCCCAAGTAAAAGTTCTTTGGTCTTGAGATAAAAGTATAATCCTATCTTCAACCGCTCGAACAGCAATGTTTCTTAACTGTACATTATCGTCATTAGCTAGCTCTAAGAACAAAATAGGGTTTCTCTTAGCAAACAACAATAAATCTCTTTTAAGCTCTTTAGAACTCATATTAGATACCCTAGAGCCAACCTCTACGCGTAATATTGCTTCAGCTTGATCTAATTCCATTTCTCTAGCTGCATTTAAAGCGTCTAATTGTAATTCTAAAGCATCTAGTTCATCAATAGCTACCTCAATTGCACTAAATTCCTCATAAACTTTTTCTTTTAAAGGATGGTACATTGATAATAACTTTTGTAAGTTTTGTTTTTCTTTAGGAACAGATAAAGTTCCGTTTTTGAACATAATGTGTCCAAGTGTAACTTCGCCTTTTTGTTTACTAACTAATGGCGATGTTTGATTTGTTGCATACCTTAACTCTTCTTGTTCGTTAGTCTCGCTGTCGAACCATAATAAAGAATATTTTCTAGTATGCTTAGAAGGTATTGTATGTGTTAACGGTGATTTACCACCTAGTAAAAAATAAGTTCTATCTTTAATTTCCCAACTTGGTACGATTGGTTGTTTTATTTCTTTTAAAGTTACTTGCTTTATACTCTCTTCTTGAGGCGCAACCTCAGTTGTTTTTGCTAAGACTTGTTTAGCCATGATATAATAAGATTAAAAATTTATAAAATAATAAGAGTAACAATTACCCCCGTAAATTTAACGAGGGTAACTATCACACTTGTAATTACTATGCTCCTTTAAAGATAACAAAGTTGTTTGCTCCTTGTACACATAAACATCTTTCAGATAAGAAGTTAACCTCCATAGCATCTAAATCAGATGTCATTGCTCCACCAGCAGAACCAGTTAACCAAGACTTCATTTTACGGTCGTCAGCTTGAGAAGCTCTATAACGAACATGTAAGAAAGGACGTCTAATGTTAGTTCCTAAGATTTGATCATATACAGTTGAAGTTCCAGCAGGAATTAATACTCCTTCAATACCTTGGATTGTATAATCTAAACCACCTCTTGTAGAAGCATCATTTAAGTATTTCCAGTCAGTTTTATAGAAATCATAAGAACCTCTTCTGAATCCAGAGAAACCTAAGTTCAAAGCCATATCTTCAGAGTTTTCAAATAAACCATAACCAGTACCTCCAGCAGCTCCAGAAGAAACTTCAGATAACATATCGTCAAAATCTAAAGATGTTTGTCTGTTTAAGAATAACATGTTCTCTTCAATAGCCCCTTGAGTATCTAAGTTTTTCAAAATAGCGTCAAAATCACCTAACCCAGTAGCAGCTGTAAATCCAGTTTGAACATTACCTCTATCTTCAATAGCTTCAAATAAACCTTGAGTACCAGATAGATTTGCGTTATAACCGCTAACACCATCAGCAGCAACTACTTTTTTAGCCTCAACTACAGACATTTCTAAGTAGTCTTCAAAACGTAGTCTAGTTTCAGACTCAGCTTTTAAATACCACAAATATCCACCAGTTCCGTCTTCAGTCCCAACATTAACCCAACCAATTTGAGCCATGTCAGATCCAGATACAGTGTACTTGTTTCTAATTATGATTGGTGAATTAGAGTATTGAGTGAAAGAAGGCTCGATACTAGTATACTCGCTATTTGGAGTTTGAGAACCTTTAGCATATTCAGATCCATAAACGAAGATCTTAACTGCGTCACCCGCGATAAAAGGCGCAGGGTTTCCAGCTCCGTTAGCAACTGTTAAACTAGCAGAACCATAAGTAGCAACATCAATAGTAGATGCAGATCCATTTGCAGGTTGTGCTTTCACAATAACCTTAGCTTCTTTCCCAGTGACAGGGTTGATAACAACTAAAGTTTGATTTTTAGATACTACGTTTTGAACAAAACCAGCACCAGGTGTAGCGCTAATGTTGTTGATTGTTAAAGTATCTCCATCAGTTACAGTTACATCATCGTAAGACACGTGTAATCTATTTTGCTCTGACCAGATAATTTGATCTGAAGTCATAGGCATTTCAGCTCCAACCATACGTAAGAATCCAGATAAAGTTCTGTTTCCATAGCGCTCTATTTCTTGTTCATAGATCTCAGGTAGATACTGTTGTGCGAAAGTTCCTCCGCCTGAAGCAGAGTCAAATGATAAATAATTGTCAACTAATGTTTGTTGAGCTTGAGACGGTTTAATTGAACCGTATGCAGGACTTATTGCCATAATTTTTTTGTTTTAGTTAAATTTTTTTGTTTTAATTTTAAGTTTTGAAGAATCAAGACCACTAATAGCTTTAACCTGTAAACCATTAACAAATACATTACCTGCTGACGTCTGCCTTGGTTCTGTGGTTATGTTTTTTGATTTAGCTACTACCTCTTTAATGGCATCTGCTTTACCTTGCTCATAAAAATGCTGAGCCATAGTGTCTGCGTTTCTAGCAGCATACAAAGCTTTATGATAACCTACGTGATCTGATACTCCTCCACTTTTGTCAAGGAACTTTCCTATAAAGTTTGAGATGTCAGATTGCGCTTCGGCTACCTCGTTTGGGTTTTTAACATTATACCTAAACTTTTTTTCACCAACGTTGAAATCAAAACCTTTGAAATCGTTGTTAAACATTTGTTTAGTTTTACTTAAAAACTCTCCGTGCTTCTGTTCTGCTTCTACTTGATTTTCGTTGTGTCTATTGAAAAAGTCAACCGCTTTTTGTTGCTCTTGAGTTACGCCTGGTCTCAACTTGATCTCGTCGTAGTATTTACTCTTTGTTTGCTCTAAAAAACTTTTTGCTTTTGCAACTTCCTCTTTTAACGCAATTTTTGTTTTGCGTATTTCTCTGTCATCGTCCAAGTCTTCGTCATATGAAAAATCCTCTAAGATGATATCTATATCCTCAGCATCTAAGTGAGGTTTTGTTTTTTTGTAATACTCTCTCAAAAGAGTTTCTTCATTTACGTTAGAGTAATCAGAATTCAATCTAACGTAGTCTTCTAAAGTGCCCCCGGTATCTTGCATGAAAGAAACTAATTTTTCTATGTTTTCCGGTAAAGGTTTCCCAATTGGTTTGTCTTCAGCAATAACTGGCTGTAGCTCTTTAATTGTAGATACAGATTCTTGCTCTGTAATCTCTTGCATTACTTGCTCTACATCGCTAACGTCAGGAAAAACTTCCTCTTCTTCTTTTAGACTTAATGGCTCTACTTTTTGTTCTTGTATAACACTAGCGTCTTCTTTTTTTATTACAATCTGAGTCACCTCTGGCACTACAATACCTTGACTTTCTTCAGCTACGTTATTTATTTTAACCTCAGCTATTTCGTTAGGCTTGTTTAGTTTTTTTGGCGTTCTTGGTTTTGATTTCATTTTGAAATCTCCTTCTTGCTTTACTTCCATAATATAATATAATTAAATAGTTAAAATTTTATCTAGGTTCAAAACCTCCTAGACCAAAACCACCTAGTACATCATTACTAGATGATTCAAAGTTTTTTGGTACAGAGTCCTTTTTCCTTTGATCGATCAACTCTGATTGTTGAGTTGCTTGTATTTTTGTTCTTTGATCTTTACGGTCTTCTTTTTCTTTTTCTTTTCCATACTCAGCATTTGCTCTTATCTGAGCTAATTGCATGTTGTAATTAAACTCCTCTGCCATTAATTGTTTCTTTATTTCTGCCTCCTGCTGCATCTGCTGTACTCTGAACTGAGACTTTCCTTGCTCTATTTGTAATTCTGTTTGAGCTAAAGCCTGCTGTTTCTGCACTTCTGCCAGAGCCGCTCTTTCAGCTGTCTCTGAGTTTGCTTGAGCTTGAGCTTGAATATTTTCTAGTTGAGCTTTTCTAACTTCTTCTTTCTTTATTTTTTGCCTATGTTTTAGAAATTGGTTTGCTAACTTTAAATTCCTTATTTCTCTGATGTCTATAGCGTCGCTTAGATCAATACTCTGAGTCTGTAAAGCTATTTGAATATTTCTTTCTAACTGAGCTTTCTCTTCTTCGTCTGGTTCTAGTTCTAAAAATATACCAAACTCGTGCATGTTTAATTTAGATATTTCTTCTAAACTAGCAGTGTTAACTGCATTGATACTATTCATTAACGCGTTTTTAGTTAGAGGGAAATCTAACATATCAGCAACCCTTAAACTTATATTTTCACACGTTCTAATGGTAACGTACATTAATGACTGTAGTATATGTTTTGTAGCTACGTTTGAATTAGCTGCCGCTAGCTTTTGTAAACCAACTAAAGAATCTTTTGCAGGCATGCTACCATCTCGAGCTTCGTTCAATCCCGTGACATCTCTTATCATTTGTAAATAGTATTGATAAGTCTGTATTAGCGCTTGTATTTTATTTATACCTGAAGACGACTGTAGCTCTTGGATTGGTATTTTACCTCTGTTAGGATCACCATCTTGCGTTAAAGATCTACCAACTATACTACCTGTTTGAAAGTACATATTTAAAGCTTCTTGAGGGTTGTAAGAAGTTCCATTACCTAAGTCTACCTCAGCTAAACCATCTACGTCTATAAATATACCGTCAGGAACCATTTTAGATAATACCTGTTGTATTTTAAGATGTGTTATTTGAATCATATCAGCGAAACCAATACATTTACTAACTAAACTATCTATTCTGCCTTTATACATTCTAGGAGCAGATATAGCGTAATTCATTTCTACTTTAGTTTGATCACTATACGGTCTAGTCATGTTTTCAGCCAGCTCCCACTTTAACATTTTATCGTGGCCTAATATCTTAGCTCCACTATAAATAACTTCTATAGATCTAGAAACTTTACTAAAGTTATCATTAACCGGTGGATCAAAACCATCATTCTTTTCTATTGCTTTCTCTAACCCGTATTCTGTTTGCTTTATTTTAAATACTTGATTTGTGTAAGTTTTGTATTCAAAATATAAAACCTGTACCGTATCATAGTTACCATCTTGATTTCCTTGTTGTCTAATATTATTCTGTGAGCCTGGATATTTTTGTATTTCCTCTAGCTCTTCATTAGTTAAGTGAGAAAACTGTTTCTTAAGCTCAGACAAAGAAACCCCTTTGACTTCGCCTACATAATATATGTCTTCAAAATTAGGGTCTTCGGTGTAAGAGTAAACTAAATTAGCTGGGTCCACATAACTAACGGTAACACCTTCTGATAAATTGAAACCTGTTTTAACGCAAGCAATACCCAATATAGTTAAATCTTGTGCTAATCTTTTTTTTGTCTCTTCGTATCTATTAAATTCTAACACGTTGTCAATAACTTCTTCTTCAGCTATTTCAATGCTTTGCTTGTAATTTAATTGTATATATAAATCTAGTTCATCTCTTGATTGAGGTAAATTGGATGGATCATTTGTACTATATAAATCAACTCCTAAAGTTTGCTTAAATTCCTCAATAAGCTCTCTAGCGTTCATGTCTCTTAACACATTTGCAGCGTAATCAGTTCTAGCTTTTAAAGCGTAAGGATCTGTAGCGAACGATTTTATTTTATAACCTTTATCAGTCATACCGTTAATAACGATATCTACGAACTTAGATAAAACAGCAACCGGCTGCCAATCTAAATTAAGGTAAGATAAATCCCCGTTAACAGATAACTCGTCTTTGTATTTTTGTACAGATTGTTCTCCTCTTGCATATAACCTTAGTCTATGAAAGCTCTGCCAGTTGCTACCAAACCTTCCTCCTGAACCAGCTCCACGATCACCGCGGAACCATTCGTTTTCTATACCATTACCAACAGCTCTTCCGTATTCGTAGCTTTGCTTCTCTGAATCGGGTACTACCTGACTTGGAAATGTACTATTTACAGTTTTGTAAATCATTTATGTTATTATTTTTGAGGTATTACCTGAATTGTTATATCTACCAAAAGATATTGAAACCGGTGTTTTATCTTGTTTAAAAACTGGTGTATATCTGTTTTTGTTACAAGCCATTATAGCTAATCCTGAGCTTATAGTAGCATCAAACTTTGTTCTATTGTTTATATCAAATCTAGACCAATCTTCTAAGGTTTCTTGAAAATACATATTTCCATAACCTCTTTCTGTTGCTCCCACAAAATCATTAATGTAAGATTCAATAGCGGAAGCGTGTGCTTGTTTTACATCTTCACTAGAGTTAGGTATACCACCTATTTCTTTTTCTGTAACTGATAAGTTGCTCCAAATTTTATCAGGTCTGTTCATAGAGAAACCTCTATAACCTCTTCGTTTAAAATGATATAATAACCTAGGTTTATTATTCTCGCAAAGTATAGGCATACCGTAGAATACACAAGCCATCAAAACTTCTTCAAAAAATATCTCTGCAGTTTGAGGCCTAGCTATATACTCTAAAAAAAACATATTAACAGGAGCTTCATCCATACTGTACTTAGTTAAACCAGCTAAAGCGCCATTAGAACCTCTTTTATCAACTGTTCCAGATATATCGTAACTATCACAACCAAAAGCACCTAAGTGTTCGTTTCCAGGGTGTTTAACGCCGTTTTTTACTATAACTCTATTCTGCAAATTAGCAGGTGGAACCCAACTAATCAAAAATCTACCATCTTTATTAGGAACAAACTGAACTAAAGTATCCCTTATTCCGTTCTGCCACTGAAAAGATCCTCTAGTAACCATTTTACTGTTTGCTAAATCTTCGTTATAATCTATCTGTTCATATATTTTAGTTAGATTAAAAAGAGATAATTTAGCTTCATCTCTAAAAGCGTGTTTTTCTGTTCTGGGAAACTGACGATAGTATTCATTTAAACCATCTTGATCATTCTTTAAACCATCAACTTCATTCTCCCAATGTTCTATAACTCCGTATTCTATAGCTTGACCGCTCGCATCTATAACGTTTTTCTTTGGTTTATCGAATACAGGTAGCCCATGAGAATCAATGAATCCTTCGTAGTTCCATTCCATAGGTATGAACAAAGAATATAATCCCGAGCTAGTTTGACCATTGCGGTTTCTGTTTGTGACATTTGAAGACTCATATAGTTTTTTAAAATTCTTACCACCTTTGTCTAACGCGTTAGATGTTGAACCCATCATGCATTTACCAACAATCCTGCTACCTAATCTTAAACAGGTTTTAGTAACTCTCCAGTTATTTAATATGTTATCGGGTCTCTCCCATTTACCGCTTTCATCGTGTACTAACATCTTAAGTTTTTCACCATCGTAAGAGTTGTCCCCTGTGTTTTTCCAGTCAATAGTGGTATCTAGCCCAGCAACTTCTTCGTCCATAGTCCCTTCATTGAACTTTTTCCTAGTTAGTTTCGATGCCGGTATTCTATAAGCAAGCTCTGTTTTAGGTCTATCCATACCATCCTGTATAGGTTTAAAAAAGAAAGGATAGTTAATAGATATAGGTACAACCTTATCCGTAAACATTTTCTTTGCATCGCCTCCAGATTTTGATAATATACCAAACCTAGAGTCACTTGATATAGTCGCTTGGTTGACCACTTCACCTGAAGCCATAAAAGAAAAACCGGATCGTCTATTCTTGAGGTAACACATTCCATAGCATCTATTATCAACTTTGCAAGCTTCCCAGAATATATAAAATACTCTATTAGATTCCCTGTAGTCAGCAGCTCCAACGTCTATCTTAGACCATTGAAGATACATATAATGTGTTCCTGTTATATAAGTTGGCTCCCCATTGTTGTAAAACCAAAAGCCCTCTTCTCTCTTTTTGAATTCGCTATCGATATAGTCGTACCATTTTTCTTTAAATTGGTTTGTACATCTATCCCAGTCAAATACACTTTTTATTTTTTCTAATTCTTTAGGGCACTCTAGCTTGTCCCACTTTTGCTCCTTTTTACTATCAGAGCATTTGTAAACTTTTTTTGGTTTTAAAGGTAAAGCTATCTTAAGGTTTTGTATTTCTATAACCTCGCCAATAGTGCCGTCATTACTTATTACTATAGCGTCTATATCAGAGTTGTATCCTCTAGCCCATTTCTTGTATCTATTATTTTTTTCTAATAGATTTGGTTTTATATAATTTTCTAGCTTTTTTACTAGTGTTTGTTGGTATATCATTTAGATCTTCCTTCAGCAAAGCCTTTAAAAGGTTTTTCTTGTTTAAATTCTTTTAAACCATCCTCTAAGATATTGCTCTCCAATTCTATTCTGTTAAGTATTTCAAAAGCATCAAATATAGCTAGCTTTTTTGTAGCAGCAGCGTTTTTAAGCCTATCCGCGGTAATATCCTCACCTGAATCAAGTATCTTTTCTTCAGCTACTTTTATCAACTCTTCAACTGCTTTTTGCCCAGCTGCTATTATGTTCTTTTTCGTTTCTCTCGTATCCATAATTTAATAAAATATCATTTGATTCCATGCAATACAGCTTACTGTCATTTACAATAAACTCGAATTCTCTACCTGATTTAAAACCAACTAAACAACCTTTTTTTACACCAAGCGATCGTAACGAGTTATTACTAATCTTTACTATACCAACGCCTTTTCTTTCAGTATCTAAAGACAACTCATCTAAATTTTTAACGGGAGAAACAAAGCATCTTTCTCCTAAGGCAATCCATTCGTTATCTTTTTTGTAAAGATAAACCTGGTCTAGCTGACAAAAAAATAAATTTTCAGCAAACATCTTACTACTATCTACCGCTTCGCCTTTTTGATTGTAATAACGTCTAAAAACATTGTGATGTATAATTATTTTATCACCAGGTTTTATTGGCGTATCATAAACCAACGGTGTTGATATTACAATAGCTTCTTTACTTATAAATTTAAACTCTTCTATACTCGTATTAAGTATTAGTTTTTTACCGTTAATATCTTTCTCGTTTTCATATCTACTTTTTACAGGTTTAACTATAAAATCATACAGACTTCTCATTAATACTCAAGATCGTATTCAACAGCTATTGCCATGTTAGAGTTAAACTTTTTCCATGGCATTACTTCGTCATTTTTTTTAATATATATACTGTAAGAGTTTGGCTCTTCATCGTGTATAATAGCTGATATAATGTGGCCTCCATAAACACTTTGACCAACAGCATAGTGCATTGCATCGTTTTTGTAATCAGACCCTATACTTATTTTCCTTATAATAGAGCTCATTATACTTTTTCTAGATTGTTTAACAATTCTTTTTCCTCTATAAAAGTATAGCTTCCATCAGTTAAATCAATATTAACCTTACCGTATACATTTTCTAACTCTCTTTTTGTTTCTTCTAGATTTCTAGTTGCTTCTACATAAACACTTATTGCTTCGTGTTTTTTAGTTTCAATAAATCCAATATCGATTAATGATATCTGTAGCTTAGCCTGCTGTTGTTTAATTGACTCCAGTTCTTCTTTTGTAATTTTTTTTAAATCACTCATAATTTTTATTTAATTTGATTGTTTTATAACAATATAGTTACACTTTTTATTTTTAAGTTACTTCAGCTATTTTAATCAAATCGATTAACGTTTCATTTTTAAACAGGAATAAAGCTACACCAATTACAACCAATGAAGTTATAAAAGTTATAGAAGGCTCTAAGGAGTTTGCATCTTTAATTGCAAACCCCCAAAATATTAAACCTAAAATATTTGTAATTATGTTTTTAAAACAATTCATAAATTATATAATATTAAATACTGAAAAACAGGGATGCTATTCCACCACCAATCAAAGAAATCCATTTCTCCTTT